CGAGCGTACGGGCGTCAACGTTCCGCTCCGCTTCGACGCCGCAACTCAGCTTACGACGCTCGCAGACGCGACGGTAGCCAAGTCCAGCCCGAGCGTGGTCTCCACCGTCGGCGACGGTACCGGCACGCCCCACGATGATCCCAACAAAGGCGCCGCCGGCGAGTACTACGGCGACTTGAAAAGCGCCAGCGTGCGCGAGTGGCTGTTCCCCTATTTCACATCGGCCGAGAAGCTGTCCATCGAGCGCTGGACAGGCGGCGCTGGCATCAACGCTGCACTGTCGTTCAACGCCTCAGCGACGCAGGCCGCCGCGACCACGACGCTGAGCGACGGCACGATTCTGCACACCTACCCGAACGTGCTCGGCACGTGGGGCGACAGCACGGGCAGCCCGGCGACGCGCGCGCAGAAATCGGCCGGAGGAGACTTCACCGACACGCTTTACAGCGACGGCGTGCGTCGGTGGATCCTCACCGACTTCACATCGCTGGAGGATCTGCAGACCGACCGATACAGCAGCGCGGGCGCGTTCGTGAACGCACCGATCCTCTTCGCCACCGCTGACACGCTGGCGGCGACCGCAACGCACTTCTTCGATGCGACTATCAACTTCGGTCACGCGAGCCCGATCAAGATTCACGGCGACGGCACGGGCTCGCCGACGGACCGCACGCAAAAGACCGAAGCTGGCACGATCAACCGCTATCTTCGGTCGAACGGCGTCGATCGCATCCTCGAGCAGCTCGACCCGTCCGAGGACTTCGGCTGGTACCGCTACACCGCTGGGTCAGCGCTCGAAACACAGCTCAACCTATTTGCGGGTGGACTGGTCTACGCAGGCACGCACCTTGCCATCGCGGATGCGATCACGGTCCCGGCCGCGACGGCGGGGATGGGCAAGTTTTGCATCGACAGCGCCGCGAACGGGCGGCCCAAGCTCGTCGAGGCCGACGGCGCCATCGAGCAGCTCGGCGTCGGCATCGACTCGCAGGCGATGCCGGTCGTCCACACCGACATCAGCGAGGACACCCTTGAGGACACCGCCGAGACCGACGTGCTGAACTACACGATCCCCGCGAGCGCGATGGGTGCGACCGGGATCGTGTTCGCGAAGATCGCCGGGATCCATGTGGCGGCTTCGAGCACGTTGCGCTTGCGGATCTACCTCGACGCCTCGCTCGTGATCGACACGACGTCGCCGACCCTGGCCGAGTCTGGCGATCATGCGTTCCGCTGTGAGTTCTACGTGTGCAACCGCACCACGAGCACCCAAGTAGTTGACGGGCGTGTGGAGCTGTCGGCCGCCGACACAGCCGCGGTCGGTTACGCGTCGTGGGACGAGGCCGCGGGAACGCCGTACGAAAAAGCGACGTCGTTTGTCGGCGTCGCCAGCGAGGACACGACCGCCGCGACCGTCCTTCGCGTGACGCTGACACAGAGCACCGCCACGCTAACCGAGATCTACACACGCCACGTGCAGCTCGCCGCTGCCGCGTAACAGGAGACCGATGCCACTCACACCACACCAGCTCAAGATCCCCTCCGGCAACACGCCGCTCACCGATCCCGCGTGGGCCGAGAGCCTGCGCGCCGAGTGCTCGCGCGTGCTCGAGATGCCCGACCACGAGTCGCGCGTCGAGTATCCCGACGTCGTGCTGCTCGCCCGTGCGAAGGAGTCGGGCTACGGCCCGACGACGCCAGCGCAACAGGTCGTGTGGACCGTCGGCGCTCAGGTGTTCCGGGCGTTCCGCTCGCGGCCGGGCTCGGGCTTCGACCCGGAGACGATCGACGAGATCCCCTACCCCGGCGAGGGCGGGCACCCCGAGCAATGGGACCTCGTCGCGGTCGCGCGGCAACTCGGGCACGAGGATCGGATCGCGGTCGCGCTGACCAAGGCCGAGGAGGCCAAGGCCGCGCACCTCGCCGCGAACCCGCGCAAGGATGGCAAGGGACCGACGCCGAAAGCGCTGGTGAACGCGCCAGCCGAGGCGCACAAGGCGATGCACAGCGCGATCGTCGGCGTGCGCGAGCCGCAGCCGGTGCGCCCGGTGGGCAAGCCGTCGCGGATCCTCGGGGGGACGCCATGAGCGACGAGACCGAGACCACCGAGGCGCCCGTCCCCGTCGTGTTCGGGATCACCCTCGCCGAGATCGACAGCGTGCTCGACCTGCTCGCCGAGCGACAAACGCCGCTGTCGGCGAAGGCCGCAAGGATGCTGGTCACCGTCAAGGCGCAGCGACAGCTTCCGCCGAAGCTCGTGCAGCTGCTGACCGTGGGGCCCGCGGAGGATCAGCCGCAGCCGCAGCCGCAGCAGCAGGCGAGCACCGGGCCGGCGCCGACCGTGGGCAAGCGGGGCCGCGGCAAGGGCCGACGAGCGAAGCATCCCGCGGGGTGAACCGTGCCGTTCGAATGGGGCGAGAATCCGTGGGGCGAGATCGAGTGGGGCGGCACCGGCATCGCGTGGGCCGAGACCGACGACGACGGGAACGTGCTCCCGATCCCGCCCGGCGATCACGACGCGCGCGAGACGGCGCTCGCGCGACTGTTCAAGCAATTCGCCGACACCGAGACCTGGCCCGCCCTGTTCGCGGGCGTGTTCGGCACGTGCTTCGACGACGTCGAGGATGTGATGGGCCAGGTGCTGACGCAGCGCGTGGTCTCGACCGCCGGCGGGCAAAACCTCGACGCGATCGGCGAGTCGGTCGGCCGAGCTCGGGGCGGACAGACCTCCGACGCCGACTACCGCGCCGCGATCAAGGCCGAGGCCGCGTCGCTCGTCGTGTCTGGCACCGTGAACGAGATCCTCGAGCTCGTCGTGTCGCTCGAGCCGGCCGCGATCGTGACGCTGCGCGAGCTCTACCCCGCCGCGTTCGTGCTGACGATCACCGACCTCACCGCGGCGCGCATGCAGCTGCTCGCCGAGATCCTCGACGACGTGCCGGCCGCGGGCGTGGGCGCCTTCCTGCGCAGCTTCGACCCCGACGAGGTCGCGGGATGGGACTCAGTGAACGGCGGCGTGACCACGCCGGGGCGCTGGGCATCGGTGCATGGCGGCACGTCCCCGCCCTACCTCTGGTCGACCGTGCGCGCGATCGGTTAGGCTGATCGCATGCACCCGAACACCGAGCAGCTCCTGCGATTCTTCGAGTACGCCCACCTGCCGCCGCACCTGGCCGACGTGAGCGAGCACTTTCACGCGCTCGCACATTGGATCGCCAAGACGCTTGACGGGCCAGAGGCCACCGTCGCGCTGCGCAAGCTGCTCGAGGCGAAGGACTGTGCCGTGCGGGCCCGGCTCGCGGTAGGCTGATCGCATGCCGCGTCCGCTGAACGAGATCGAGGAGTGGGCCGTCGGAAACTTCGCGGCCGGCGCCGAGACATGGAGCGCGGAGCCGCGCCGCGACGACGTGGCCCTCGACGCGTTCACGGGCAGCGGGCACACGCCTGGCGAGGACGACCCGACTCCGGCGGAGGTCGAGAACGCGAGGATCGAGCGGTATCGGAAGTGGATCCAATGGGCGGTGCAGCTCGCGGTCGGGCTGCACGCGGGCGAGGCCACGGACGGCGCGCACACGGTGGTCGGGACCGAGACGCTCACGACCGACCTGCACTGCTCGACGCTCACCGTGCCAGCCGGGACCGTGCTGAACACCGCCGGGTTCGTCGTGTTCGCGCGGACCAAGATCCTCGTCGCGGCCACGGGCGAGATCCGGCGCAACGGAAACCCGGGTGCCGCGTCGGTCGGGGGTGCGGGTGGGGCCGGTGGAGCTGCGCTCGCGAACGGCACAGTCGGGGGATCGGGCGCTGGCGGGGCCGGGTCGAACGGCGGCGCTGGGGACGGGGCAGCGGGGACCGGACAGAACCCCTCGGTCGCGGCCTCGGGTGCTGGTGGTGACGGTGGCGACGGCGACTTTGGCACCCTGGGTGGAGCGGGCGGGGTCGCGACGACCAGCACCGCGGCGAACGGGGGCCCCAACATCGCGTGTCGACTCGCGAACGCGATCGCAGGGCGGAACCTCGCGCCCGCGATCCTGCTCGGCGGAAGTGGCGGTGGTGGCGGTGGGAACGGCGGCGGTGGTGCAGGGGGCGGCGGCGGCTCGGGCGGCGGCGTCATGGCGCTCGTGAGCCCCGAGATCGAGAACCTCGGGACGATCGAGGCGGAGGGCGGCGTGGGCGGGAACGCGGCGGTCCAGGCCGAGCCGGGTGGTGGTGGTGGTGGTGGGCAGGGCGGCGCGATCCTGGTCGTGACCGCGTGGCGCCACGGCGCGGGCACCTGGTCGGTCGCGGGCGGTGCAGGCGGCACGGGAGGCGGCGGTGCAGCCGAGGTGGGCGAGACGGGCGACGCGGGCCGGATCGTGTACATCGACGCGGAGTCGGTCTAGTGGCGTCGAAGTTCACCGCGGAGATCCGAGCTCGGATCGTGACGCACGTGCGCGGCGGGTGCTTCCGTCAGAACGCGGCCGAGCTCGTGGGCGTCGGAGAACGGACGCTCGAGCGTTGGGTCCACAAGGGGCGCGAGGAGATCGAGGACGTCGAGAACGGCGAGCGGAAGCGGATCGGCGCCTACGGCACGTTTCTCGTCGAGCTCCTGTGCGCCGAGGCCGAGGTCGAGTCGCAGCTCGTGGGCACGGTGCACATGCTCGCGCTGCACTCGATCGACCCGGCGCTGCGGCTCAAGGCGTGCACGTGGTACCTCGAGCGGAAGAAAAACCTTCGCTACGGCCGCGGTGCGCTGCGCGTCGAGCTCGCTCCGGGCGAGAGCGCCGACGAGGCGTCGACCGTCGACGCGCTGCTCGACCGGCTCTCGCAGATCGAGCGACGCACGACCGCGACCGACAAGCCCGACGATGGCGTCACGCATTGACGCGCCGCTGCTCTCGCCCTGGGTCGCGCGACTGCTCAAGCTCGACGAGCGCGACCGCAAGCGGTATCTCAAGTCGCTACCGCAGCACGTTCGAGCTGAGATCCCGTGGACGTGGGAGTGCTGGGCGCGGCCGGATCAGATCTGGTCGCCGAGCGCGATCGTGTGGACGTGGATCCTCGCCGGTCGCGGGTGGGGCAAGACCCGGTACGGCGTCGAGGCCACGCGCAAGGTCGTGCGCAATCCGCAGCTCGCGGGCGGCCGATCTCCACGCGACCGGCACGACAAGACCTGCGGCGAAGGTGCGTTCATTGGCATCGGGGGACGAACCTCGAACGACGTGATCGGCACGATGCTGTACGGCCCGAGCGGCCTGATCACCTGCTCGCCGCCATGGGAGCGCCCCGAGCACCTGCGCCGCGATCGCATGCTCGTGTGGCCGAACGGCACCGTGGGTCGGCTGTTCTACGGCGACGAGCCGCGCACCTTCCTCGGCGGCAACATCGGATTCATGTGGCTCGACGAGATCGCTCACTGGAGCGCGATCGCCGAGGCGTTCACCGCGTTCGAGCTCACGCTGCGCCACGGCGAGCACCCGCGCGCGATCGGGACCACGACGCCGCTCGGCCTGCTCGAGCTCGTGAAACGGATCTTCGTGTGCGACGAGAACGGCATCCCGATCGCGGGTGAGAGCGGGCAGTGGACGACGCGCACCCGCGTGCAGGTGGTGAGCGGCTCGACCTACGACAACGCGGCGAACCTCGCGGCCGTGTTCCTCGAGGAGGTCGTGAGCCGATACGAGGGCACGGTGCTCGGCGAGCAGGAGATCCACGGCCGCATCTCGCTCGGCACCCGCGGCGCGATCTGGAAGTACGAGTGGTTCAAGCGCGTCGAGACGCCGCCGCTCGACAAGGGCGGAGCGCCCGACCTGGTGCGCGTCGCGATCGTGCTCGACCCGGCGGTCTCGGTCGACGAGGACTCGAGCGAGTTCGGGATCATGGTCGGGGGCGTGTGCCACGAGGGGCGCTTGTGGCTCCTGCGCGACGCGTCCGGTCACTACACCGAGGGCCAATGGTCCGACCTCGTCGTGCAGCTCGCGATCGAGCACGACGCGGACGAGATCGACTACGAAAAGAATCAGGGCGGCAACCTGATCGAGGCGGCGATCGAGCGCGCCTTCACGCGCGAGCGCGACCGACGAGCTGCGAAGGCGGTCGAGCAGTCGAGGGCCAGGGGGCGGCGGATCATCGCGCGCCCGCTGCGACAGCCGCCGATCCGCACGCTCCAGGCCACGAAAAACAAGGCCGAGCGCGGCGCCCTGGTCTCGGGACTGTGGGAGCACGGGAAGGTGGTGCACGTCGGATCGCCGCGCGGCTGGGTCGCGCTCGAGCATCAAATGACGCACTTCGATCCGAACAAACCCGCGAAGGGGCAGCGCACCGATCGCATGGACGCGGCGGTCTGGACCGCGATCGCGCTGTGTTCGGACGGGAAGGACCGACGCGTCGCCCGAGCGCTGTCGAACGTGGAGGCGTGGACCCGGATCGCGGCCGAGCTGCGCCGACGCGCGTCTCGGTGATAGCCTGAACGCATGGACCTCCGGCCCCTCGCGAGCGGCACACGGCACGACGGCCTCGGCGGCCGGTGGACGAACGAGAGCACCGGGCAGGGCGGGGTGCTCGACCGGCACTCGACCACCACGTTCGCGAAGCCGGTCGACCTGCCGTTCGTCACGATCGACGCGCTCTATCAGTTCTCCGCGATGGCGCGACGGATCGTCGACCTCGAGCCCGAGGACGCGATCCGCGAGGGCTTCACGATCCCCGCGTTCGCGGACCAGCCGCACGTGGGCAAGGCGGTCGACCGCTCCGGCATCCTGCGCGCCGTGTCGCGTGGGCGGAAGTGGGCGCGCGCGTACGGGGGCGGCGGCGTCGTGATCCTCGCCGACGACGGGCTCGAGCCCGACAAGGAGCTCGTGCCCGCTGCGATCCAGCGGCTGCGCGGCTTCCGAGTTCTCGACCGATACGAGATCAACCCGCACACCTACGACGAGGATCCGAAGAGTCCGCGCGCGGGCTTGCCCTCGATCTACCGCGTGATCCTCGGCGGCCGCACGTCGGTGAACGTGCACCACTCGCGCGTGCTCACCTTCCAAGGGCTCGACCTGCCCGACCGGCTGCTGGTGCCGCGCATGGGGTGGGGCGGCTCGGTGATCGATCTGATCTGGCAGGAGCTGCGCAACTACTCGAGCACGATCGACTACGTGGCCGAGGCGGTCACGCTCCTCACGCAAGGCGTGTGGAAGAACAAGACGCTCGCCGACGCGATCTCGGCGGGCGACCAGGAGGCCGCGGTCGCGCGGTTCGAGGCGCTGCGCATCGGGATCGGGATGCTCGGCGACATCGTGCTCGACAAGGACACCGAGGATTATGAGCTGCACGAGCGCACGCTCACCGGGCTCAAGGATGCGATCGAGGCGCTCGTGGCCGCGCTCGTGGCCGCGACCGGGATCCCGCGCGTGCTGCTGCTCGGCGAGACGCCGGGCGGCCTGAACACGGGCGAGGAGGCCGGGCAGATCCGTGCGTGGTACGACCACGTCGCGGCGCTGCAGCGCGAGATCTACACCGACCCGGTGCTCCACCTGCTGCGTCTGTACTTGTCGAGCCGCGAGGGCCCGACGCGCGGCGTGGTGCCCGACGACCTCGAGATCGTGTGGCGCCCCTTGTGGCAACCGACCGAGACCGAGGTGGTGGCGCAGCAGCTCTCGCGCGCGCAGCGTCGTGTCGCCGACGTGAGCGCGCAGATCGTCTCGCCCGAGGAGGCGCGCCGAGATCCCGACGTGGCGAAGATCTACGGCGTCGTGGAGATCCCGCCCGACGTCGAGCCCGACGACGTGGTGGAGGGCGGCGGCGAGACGGCGGCGAGCGAGCTCACCGGGGTCACCCCGTCACCGCTGCACCTGGTGCCCGAGGGCGAGGCGCTCATGTCGGCGCGAGCGATCGCGGCGCGGCTGGGCGTCGGGCCAGGCACGATCCACGCGTGGGCGCGAGACGGCGCCTATCCGGCGTTTCGGGTTCGGGGGCGGTGGCGGTTCGCGCGATCGCTCGTCGAGGCCGCGATCGGCGGGATCCCGGCCGCGGCGGAGTAGGATGGGCGCGCTTCGCCTAGACCGAGCCGCGCCGCAGGGTGCCGCGCCGCACGACCCCGAGACCGCCGAGGAGCTCTCCACGGCCCTCGCACGGGCGGAGCGGGAGATCCTCCGAGCTCGGCACGAGCTCGCCCAGCTGCCCCCACGGCAGGCCGAGGCGCGCGCTCGACAGATCGGCCGCGCTGCGCTGAACGAGGATGCGGTCGGGGTCGCGGGCCGGCGGATCGAGCGCGAGGGGCGCAAGGCGTTCGACCGGGCCGCCACGGCCGCGGCCGGCACCCCGATCGGCACCGAGCGGCGTCTCGACGACGTGGAGGGCTGGGGGATCGACCTGATCGCCCAGGCTCGGGCACTCGTGGGTTCCGCGGCCCGTGGGATCGCCCAGGATCTGCGCGAGGCGAGACGGGCGGGCGACGATCCGGCCGACGTGGCGGCCGGGTGGCACGAGGAGGGGGTGCCGCTCCGAGCCGGAGGGACGCTCGGAGGGCAGCTCGCGAACCTGGCCCGCAACCGGACGGCCGAGCTCGGAGTCGGGCTCACGCGAGCGCGCGCGCAGTCTGTCGGGGTCGGGGCCGCGACCTGGGCGACGCAGGGCGACGACGGGGTCAGGGCAACCCACGCGGCCCTCTCGGGTCAACGTTTCACGTGGAACAATCCGCCGCTCGGAGGCCCGGGGGCCGAGCCGAATTGCAGGTGCTTCGCGATCCCAGCGTTCGACGAGGTCGAGCCCGAGGATCTGCGCCGCGATGCACGGCTGCTCGTGATCGACCCCGACGACGAGCTCGACGGCCGGCGCACCACCGAGGCGATCGCGGACGCGTGGCGCCACGCGCAACGCGACATGAACGCCGTTCTGGCATCGCCGATCGTGCACGGCGTCGCGGTCCTGATCGGAGCCGCCGGGTCGGGCAAGACCACGTGGGCCCGGTCGCAGCGTGCCGCTCCGGGCTTCGCCGCGTTCGACGCGTGCAACGCGGACCGAGCTCGGAGGGTTGCGCTTGCGCGGAGGATCCGGGCTGCTGGCAAGACCCCGGTCGCGGTGTGGGTGCGGTCGGGGCTCGACGTGTGCGTCGCGCGGCAGGCCCGACGCGGCCTCGGCCGGCAGGTGCCCGAGGTCGTGATTGCGCGGCAGCTCTCGGAGCTGCGCTCTGCGCCACCGAGCACGCTCGAGGGCTGGGCGTCCGTGCACCTGGTCGACGGCACCCACGAGCGCGGCACGCCCAGCCTGGCGCGCCTGCTCGGCTAGAACGGGTCGGGATCCTCGGGGTCGATCGGGACCGGGGTGAGGTCGACCGCCACGCGACGCGGAACGCCGGGCGTGCGCTCCTCGAGCACCGCGACCCGCACCTGTATGTGGGCGTGCGCATTCACGATCTCGTGTAGCTTGCGCCGCGTCTCGCGAACGTGCTTCGCGCTCTCGGCCTTGAGCCCGTCGTGCCCCTTCTCGAGGTGCTCGAACCGAGATTCGCGGCGCCCCCATGCCATCGCGATCGCCGCGATGGCGGTGCACAGCGTGAGCGCGGCCGCGACGGTGATCGTGATCTCCACGTTCGGATGGTAGCGGGGAAGCCTCCGCGAATCGACCTGTCCTCGCGACCAGGTCAGAACGGCAGCGCCTCGAACGAGTCGCGGATCACGAACGATCGGCGAGCTCGCGCCTGCTCGATCACCGCGCGCCAGTCGAGCCCGTACCACTCCCAGAATTCCGCGCTCCCGATCACGTCGTGCCGCTCGTCGTGGTGCTCGTCGCAAAGCGGGCACGTGTCCTCGTCGGTGCCCTGGTGCGACAGCGGGGGCTCGTGGTGCGCCTCGGTGCGCGTCGTCTGCCGTCGGCCCTGGTGCGCACACACGGCGCAGGGTTGGGTTCGGCACCATCGCGCCTGCTCGCCGAACGCGACCGGGTCACGCCGCCGCCGCCATGACCTGCTCGACCCCTTGCGATTCCCCCTCACGGCCTGCCGCCGGTCCACCCGCCAGGATCGCCCTTCGCTCCGACGCCCTCGGGACTGTTCTGATCGGGCGGTCTCGCGCCTTCGGCGAGGCGCTCGCCCTCGAGCAGGCGCCGTGCCTGATTCGCGAACCCGCGGCGCTTGAGCTCGCCCGCGACCAGGCGCACGTCCCCGACCCACCGCGCGAGCTTGTCGATCACGACGTCGACGACGTGGTCGGGAAGCCCGAGCTCGCCGCGCTGGCGCGCGATGATCTCGAGCGCCCAGCATGCGCCCTCGACGAGGCCCGCATCACGACCCGCCGCGTTCGCGCGCGAGATCGCGGCGAGCCGCTCGCTTCGATCTTCCGCGTCCGTCACTGGTGCCCAACCTTTCGCACGTCGTCGAGCTGTTCGCGGATCTGCAGGATCAGCAGCTCGACCTTGTCCTCGGAGTAAGCGGACGCGACCGGCGGCCCACCGTCGGCTCGGAACGCGATGATCACGATCGATGGTCGGCCGTCGGATCGGTCGAGCCCGCCGACTACTGCGATCCCGCCGCCGGGCAGCGCACGCGCGAGCTCGGTCGCGATGGTCTCGGGCTCGAGCGTGCCGAGCGGCTCGCACCGATCGCTGCGGCGCCACGGTTCGCGTCGCTGACGGCGACTCATGTGCACCCCCACCGCTTGCGCCCGATCTGGTACGCCTGCCGCACGAGCCATCCAGCAGGTGTGATCGCCCGACCGTCCGCGTCGAGCAGGTTCGCGTCGACGAGCGCGTCGATCGTTCGCTGCGAGACCCGGATCTCGCGCAGGTCACCGCGTCGCCCGCGTCGCCCACGGCCCGACCCCGCGAGCCAATCGAGCGCACGCATCATCGCGGGCGTGAGGATCGACACCACTCGCGAGGGTGCTGTCGGAGGCGTGCCCACGACCTTCATGACGCGGCCGCCTTCGGTTCGCCCTTCGCCTTGCGGTGTCGCTTGGCCCCGGGGCAGCTCGCAAAGTGCGAGACGCGGCCGAGCGTCGCGCCCGGCGTATCGTTGTCGCACGCGACCCCGACGCGAACCTCGCCCGCGTCGGTGACGATCGTGCGTTTCACCCCGCGCGGCGCCGCGAACGAGAGCGACTCGGGCAGGATCGCGACAGGCTCGAGGTCGACCGGGATCGCCTTGCCCGAGGCGGAGCGGATCCACCCGATCGTCGCCGGGCAGCTCCTGCAGCCGCCGGTGCGGATCGGCTCGAGCGGCTTGGGCGGCTTGAGATCGAGCACGACGGTTTTCGTCGTGACGGTGAGCCCATCGGGCACGTGGGTGTTCTCGACCGACTCGATCGAGAGCTGCGCGGCGCTGGCACCGAGCGGAATCGTCGACAACGGTGCACGCTCGGCGCCGGGCTCCTCGTCCTCGATCTCGAGCATGCGGTCGAGGTAGATCAGCGCGCGCGCCTCGAACAGCTCGAACGCCTCGACGAGCTCGAACAGGGAGTACTCGAACACCTGCGGGCGCTTCGACCCCTCGATCCCGAACACGAGCGCGCCGTGCTCGATCTGCAGGCCGCGCACGCGCACCAGCATCTCGCGCAGCGCCGCGAAGTAGCTCCCGAGCTGCTGGGCTTCCTTGTCCGCGACCCACTCGGGCTTCTTCCGCTTCGCCGCGGATTTGTAGTCGATCACGGCGGGCACGACCTCGCCCGACGCGGTCTGCCAGTCCGCGATCACGTCGAGCTTGCCCCGGTAGCGAAGGCCCACGTGATAGATCGGGAGCTGCACCGCGTGCACCTGGCGGATGCGCGAGAGCGACGGGCGGATCGCCTCCCACCACACGCCCTCGCCCTCCTCGCCGGTGGTACCCCAGCGCTCGAGCATGTCGTCGAGCTTGCGCCCGCGCTCGGCGCCCGCGGACTTCTTCCGCTCCACGTCGGCGAGCTGCTCGGGCGTCTGTCGGTCGCGCCACGCCTGCAGCGCGGGGCTCAAGACCTCGGTCTCGAACAGGATCGTCGATACCGCGTAGAAATCGGCCGCAGGCGTCCCCCGAAACCGTGTGTCGGAGGGCAGCAGGGGCACGCCGCTTGTGATCGTGTTAGGGTTGTGCATCGGATCGCTTTCGCTCTGGTGGGGTGAAGGGGTGATGGTGCAGGTCATGGAGCGGCGGGCGATGGTGCCCGCCGCTTTTTTTTCGTGGATCCCGAGCGTCTCACGACTCGGCCGGCATGTCCTCGAACGTGGTGAAGGCCCCGAGCCACCGGATCGTGCGACGGAACCCGGCATCCCCGTTGCGCTGTTTCGCGAAGATCGCGTCCGCCTTGTGCGGGTCGGCCTTGTCGTCGTAGCGGTGCGCCCGGTACAGGAACACCACCGCGTCCGCATCCTCCTCGAGCCGCCCGCACTCGCGCAGGTCGGCGATCACGGGGCGCTTGTCGGCACGCGTGTCGACGTCGCGGCTCACCTGCGAGAGCAGGAGCACGGGGATCCGCAGGTCGATCGCCGCATCCTTGAGCCCGCCCGAAATGTCCCCAATCTCGAGGTCGCGCCGTTCGTACCGCTTGCCCGCGACGCCCGCGTATTTCTGCACGTAGTCGACCACCACGAGCCCGAGCCCCTTGCACTTGCGCGAGATCGGCTCGGTGCGCCGCCGCCAGCGTCGAGCGGTCGCGAGGATCTGCGTTATGTTTCTCGACCGATCGTCGATCTCGAGTGGCGCCGCGTTGATCTCGCTCGCGATCCGCACCATGTGCTGGTAGTCGAGCTCGCCCAGGCCGCCCGACTTCGCGAGGCGCAACGGCACCCGAGATCGGCTGCAGATCGCGCGCATCAGGAGCTGCGTCGCGGGCATCTCGCGCGAGTAGAACCGCGTGGGGATCCCGCAGTCGACCGCGGCGTGCAGCGCCTGGTCCATCGCGTAGGCGCTTTTGCCCATGCCGGGCCGAGCACCGAGCACGACCAGGTCCCCCGCCAAGTGACCGCCGTCGAAGACCTCGCGCACGCGCGCCAGTGGGATCGGGACCACCGGCGCGTCGTTCCGCTGCACGGCGAGGATCTGCGCGAACGTGGCGCGGATCTGTTCACCGAGGGGCTGCTCGGCCTCGACGTCGCGACCGTGGTCGATCGCCTCGACCAGGCGTTGACTTGCGCTGTCGACGAACGCGATCGGGTCGACGTCGGTCGCGCGAGACTCCTCCGCGATCTCGGCCGCCACGGTGCCGAGGATTCGGACCTTCGCCCACCGTCGCACGATGCGCGCGTGCTCCTCGACGTTATGCGTCGTGGCGTACGCGTCCGAAAGTTTCCCGATGCCCTCGAGCCCGCCGACCAGCGTGAGCGCGTCCATGCGGCGCAGCTCGGCCTCGAGGGTGATCACGTCGATCGGCGACTTGCGATCGTGGAGCCGCGCGACCGCGACCCACGCGGCGCGGCATCCCGGAACGTGGAAATCGTCCTCACCCACGAGCGGCGCGACCTCGTCGAATCGATCGTTGCGCAGCAGGATCGCGCCGAGCACCGCGCGCTCGGCCTTCGGGTCGTGGGGGATCGGCATCGTTCAGCGCTCGGGGTAATGCGAGGAGTCGGGGTTGGGGTCATGGTCGAAGGTCGCGCCGCCGTCGGTCGCGTCGTAGCTCGTGGGCCTCCACGCGGTCTCGCCAGCGCACCACTCGCGGAGCTTCTTCGCGCGCTCGTCGCCCGACCGCGATGCGTCGCGCGCCTGGATCACGCACCGGAACCTCCACCGGCGAATGTGCTCGATCGCCTCGTCGCGCGAGCACGCCTCCCGCTTCGCGACATGCTCGACCAGCCGGGCGATGATCCCGACCTCGCGGCCCTGCGCGTCGAAGCCTCGAGCTCGGGTCGCGAGCCCGTGCTTCACCCGCAGGCCCTCGTGGTAGTCCCAGAGGCGCTTCGCAGTCGCGCCGAGCTCGGCTGCGAGTGGACGTGGAGATCTCGCCTTGCGGCTTGCAGCGACCTTCGGCTCGGCGGTGGGGTGGGTGAGGACAGGGGGGAGTGGAGTGGAAGGGGTTATAGGGGGAGGAGAGGCGAGGGGGGCAGGAGAGGGAGGGGGCGGATCTGTCGCTACTGCATGTCGCGTAGTCGTGTCCGTAGCTACGGAATTCACTACTGCATGTCGCCGCGCGACTACGCGGCGTGTCGCGGCGAGCTCCTCGACGAACACGAGGAGATCTCCCTCGAGCCGAAACCACTCCCCCGTCTCGCGGTAGGCCGACCAGCGCTCGTGCTGCTCGGCTTCGCCCGCGTACCCACCGGGCATCGTGGCCGCGATCTGCACGATGCCGCCCTCCGAGCGCGCGAGGTCGGCCGCGCGCGCCCACGGGTTCTTCGAGACCCCGATCTTCACGCGCCCCCGCTCGTCGGTCGCGAAGTACACGGTGCCCGAGCGGTCCGCCGGTGGAAGTCCGCCCGACTGGCGGAGCCGGTACCGCCTGCAGCGCGCAGCGTTCCCCGTGGGCTCGCGCAGCGCCTGGTCGACGAGCTCGACCAGCCCGGCCAGGTCGACTTGCCCGAGGCGCTCTGCCGCGCCCTCGAGCTCCACGACGAGATCACCCCCTCCGTCGAGGGCCAGTCGGATCGACCGGCCGCCGACGGTGAGCACGAGCGACGTGATCACGCCGCCGAGCCCCCAACGCGGCGCGCCTTGAGCCACGCGGCGATCTCCGCGCGGCTGTAGCGATACCCGATCGGGAGGTCGTAGTACGGCGGACCCTCGCCGCGTTCTCGCCAGCCGGCGAGCGTGGTCGGTGCGATGCACAAGACCTCGGCCGCCTGGCGCTCCGAGATCAAGTCGTCCTGTTCGTCGTCCATGAACGCAGTTGTTACCGCGTATTGACGCGACGCGTCAAGTCGGTTAGGAAGTGTCCACCATGACCACCGCCGACCCCGCCGCCGAGCCTGACCCCTTCGATGCTGCCGTCGACCGCGAGGTCGAGAAGCGATTGCGCGAGCGGGCGCTAGCCGCGATCCGTGCGGGAGATCTCCTCCTCACCGCCGAGGCCACGCGGATCCAGGTCTACGCCGACGGGCTGATCTGCAGCCGAAACCCCGACGGCACGCCTGCGATCGACAAGCTCCTCGCCGCGCTCGCCGAGGCGCAGGCCACGATCAAAAACGCCGACAAGTCGCAGGCGAACGAAGCGTTCAAGCAAGGCGAGAGCCGCAAGCCGAGCAAGTACGCCACGCTCGCCGACGTTCTCGACGCGTGTCGCGGCTCGCTCGCGACCGCTGGGATCTGCACCCCGCAACTCCCGAGCCGGCTCGACAGCGGCGACGTGCTCGTGCGCACGATGCTCGGGCACAAGAGCGGGCAGTGGCTGATCTCCGAGCTCTCGATGCCGGTGCTCCAGAAAACGCCGCACGCGATCGGTTCGGCGATCACATACGGCCGCCGCTATTCGCTCGCCGCGATGGCCACCGTTGCGCCCGACGACGACGACGGGAACGCGGCGGCGAGTGTGGGTCAGCAGCAGCAGCAGAGCAACGGCGGCACGAGCCAGGAGCGCGGCGGCGGCGATCAGCTCGCAGCCCTGCGCGGCGCGATCAAGCGGGACTTCAAGGCGGCGGGGAAGTGGCAGAGCGTGCGCGAGCTCTGCACCGCCGCAGGCGTCGTGCCGACGCCGCTCGACAAGATGCCCGCGGCCGACATGCGCAAGCTCCACGACTTCCTCAAGGCCGCGCTCACGCCCAGCGACACGCCCGCCGGTGACGCGACCGACACGAGCCCGAGGACGATGGACAACCCCGCCGATCCCGGCGAGCGCGAGCCCGGCGAGGACGACGAGGCCGATCGGGTGGCCGACGATCTCGTCGACGGGGTCGGAGCGCGGTGATCCTCCTCGCCCTCGACGCGCTCGTGCCCCGCGTCGGGGCGCTCGCGATCGCTGTTCTGCTGGCCATGTGGGCCCTGCGGTAGGCTGCGCCATGTCGATCACCGCAAGCCTCGCCCTGCAGCTCGCCCTCGCCGCCGACCCGTGCTCGCGCGAGCACGACACCACGCGCCTCGAGACCCGCGAGCGGATCCGGTCCGCCTGCCGCGACCTCGGCGCCACCGCCGACGTGTGCGAGGCCCTCGACGTCGTCGTGGTCCGCGAGAGCTCGGGGCGCGCGACCGTCCGCCACGAGCTCGGGCCGAACGAGCACGGCCGCGGGGCGACCGGGCTGTCGGTGCGGCTGCACGCGGCCAAGTGGGCTCACGACGCCACCGAGGCCGATCTCTGCACCCCAGAGATCGCGGGCGTCGTGGTCCTGCGGATCTGGCGGACCGCCGTGCGCACCTACGGCGCGCGCACCCTGCTCGACCTGCAGCGCGTGTTCGCCGGCCGGTGGATGGACGTGGGCCTGCCCCCGATCCGCGGGCGTGATGGCGACTGGTGCTCGCGGCTCGCTCGCCGCGAGCTGTCGTGCTTCGACCCCGTGCGCGCGCGTGACCTCGGCCGAGGGCCCGCCGTCGACGCGCAGGACTCGTGGCTCGCTGACCGGCTGGCCGAGGCGTGATGCCGCTGCCGATCGAGCTGATCCGCGACCTGCCCGGCACCACCGCGGGCAGCACGTTCACCGGCGCGTTTTTCAACTTCGGCGAGACCCACCGCTATCTCCTGTGGCGCCGGTGGGGCATCGACTCGGCCCCATGGCTCGGGTGGATCATGCTCAACCCTTCGACCGCGGATCACTGTGAGGACGACCCGACGATCCGACGGTGCATCGGGTGGGCGAAGCGGTGGGATCCGACGGAAATGCCCGCGCGCTGGCACGAGCGACCGGCGGCCTTCCCGGTGTTCGGCGGGATCGTCGTGGCGAACGCCTATTCGCTCCGCGCGACCGACCCAGCGGTCATGCTTCGGCACCCGCATCGTCTCGGCGACGTCAACGACGAGCTCGTGCGTCGCGTGATCCGCCGGTGCGCGTGGACTGTCGTTGCGTGGGGCGATCGCGTCGAGCCCGACCGGCGCCGCGCGCTTGCCGAGATCGTTGGATCATCCGCGTTGTGCCTCGGGCGCACCGCGGGCGGACAGCCGCGGCACCCGCTCCGCGTGGCCTATGTGCAGCCCGTCGAGGCGTGGCCATGACACAGGGCGACCTCCTCGGCGACCAGCCCGACCGCGAGCGCTGGGCGAAGCACGACGCGGACTTCACCCCGCGCCGCGTCGTGCGGCAGGGTCTCGAGCTCGCCGAGCGCGTCCTCGGCCAGGCGCCCGGCACCCTGCTCGACCCGTGCGCTGGTGCGGGCGTGTTCGGCATGGAGGCGCACCACTTGTGGCGCGGGTGCCTGCGGTTCGGAATCGAGGCGCGAGCCGAGGAGCGTGAGCACGTCGCGCGCTGGTACCCACACGGGTTCGTGATCGACCGATTCCAAGACGCGCCGAGCATCGGCCTCGAGCCCGACCTGATCGCCACCAATCCGCCGTTCGACCAGTGGCCCGAGCTCCTCGCGTGGGCGCTCGACTACGTGCGGCCCGGCGGCGTGGTCATGTTCCTCGGCCTGGTCTCGTGGGGATGCAGCGACGAACCCTCGGAGCGCGCCGACGTGCTGCGCGCGTTCCCTCCGGTGCTCGAGGGGCGGATCTTCGGCCGGATCAAGTTTCGCACCGGCCGCAACCCCAACACCGGGAAGCCCTACGGCACCGACTCGCGCAAATATGCGTGGTGGTGCTGGCAGCGCGACGGCGTGCGCTCGACGTTCGAGGGCCTGCCGACGTGGTCGACGACGATCCTGCCTGCGATTCCGCGACCAGATCGCGAGTGGAAGGTGCGGCCCGGAACCGAGGATCTCGCAGCTTGACAAGCGGGGCCTCCGCTTGTGAGGGTGGACCCCGTGAGCACGGCGATCCGCCTCCGTCCACGCAACGCGCTCGACCGCGTGCAGCGTCGACGGGCGGCGGGCGTCGGCCGGGGTGTGCTGCTCGACCTGCACCTGGTCGCGGGCGTCGTGCGAGCTCGGCTGCTCGACCACGGCACCGAGGGCGTCACGATGCCGCGCGGCACCGTGGTCGTGGAGGTGTGGGGCGGCAAGCCGAAGGCGGTTCTCGAGCACGTCGCGCACGCGAACCGGAGCATGCGCGGCCTGGTCGTGGTCACGATTCACCGCCGCGCGCGCCGGTGGGATCGGTTCGTCGCGTGGTGGCGCTGGGCGTGGGCCGAGGTGTTTCGCCGGTGAGCCGCTACACGTTCAACGGCCGCCTCGCGGTCGCGATCGGGCGGGCGATCCGCGAGCGCAAGGCGGCGGCCGACCTCTCGATCTCCGAGCTCGCGCGGCGCACCGGCATGGGCCCATCGCAGGTCAGTCGGTGGCTCTGCGGCGAAGCGGCCCCGGCGGTCGAAACGCTCTGCAAGATCGCCGATGCTCTCGGGTGCGAACCCGGCGACCTGCTGCCGCCGCGCTCCGAGCTCGCTGCGCTCAAGGCTTCCGCGCGAGAACCTGCAGCACCACCACGAACGAAAGGACGATCCAGTGACTCGAGACGACAAGGGCCGCGGGCCTGAACAGCGCTCCCGCGAGAACATGACCGGCCACCTGGAGATCGCCGGCACCGAGCGGATGAAGATCCCCGAGCTCGACGCGCTTGCGGACGTGTACGTGATCAAGCGCGACGCACGGATGGAGGCGAGCGAGGAGGAGCACGAGGCCAAGGAAAAGCTCCACGAGGCGATGACGCGCCACGGGTTCAAGGTCGGCGACTCGTATCCGCTCACCGAGGGTCGCGAGTGCGTGCTGGTCGCGAAGGACGAGACCGTCAAGGTGCGCAAGCTCAAGGCCGCGAAGGACGACGACGGCGAGGAGTGAGGCGTTGCCACTCCCGCGCGACCTGTTCCCGCCGCCTCCGATCGAGCCTGTGCGCATGGTGCTCGAGCCCGACCAGATCCCCACGAAGGGCACGCGGCACAAGATCATCGCGCTCACGCTCGAGGGCGCGAAGCGGTGCAGGTCGTGCGGGCAGTTCTATCGCGACTCAGACGACGGACCGAAGCCCGGCCGCCGCGGCGCGATGATGAACTCCGACGTGTTCAACGATTTCGTGAAGGCGTGCACCATCGCGTGGCACCGCCTCGATCGCCCGACGCTCGCCGCCGGGCGCTGGGCGATCAACCTGGTCACGCACTGGCCGCGCGTGCGGCATCTCGACGTCGACGTCCCGCACGGCGACGCGGACGCCTCGATCTCCGCGGTGCTCGACGCGTGCCAGCTGGCGGGCGTCGTCGACAATGACGTGCGGATCGTCGAGACGCGCACGAGAAACGCGGTCGACTCGCACCGCCCCCGGCTCGAGATCGAGATCTCGCAGGAGCTGCACGGGTGAGCGCCGCACAGAGCATCGGCACGACCACCCGCGCGCTGTTCGTCTGCGCGATCTGCGACAGCCGGGTGCGCATGCGCGAGGTCGACGGGAATCCGCCCACGTGCGGTCGGTGCAATCGAGCAATGTTCGTGTTCGACGACTGCCCGACCTGCGGCGAGCTCGTCGATATCCCGCCGCGCGGCTGGCACGAGTGCCCCCGGTGCCACCGCCAGGGCTGCGGCGAGTGCATGCCGGCGGGCGTCGCGACCCTTTGCCCCGAGTGCGAGGACGATGGGTAGTCACACGCCCTCGGCGCTCGAGCGGAAGCGCCACGAGCGGGCCGAGCTCGATCGGAAGCGTCAGGCCGAGATCTCCGCGCGCCGCGACGAGCGCCAGGCCGCCGAGGAGGCCGCGGAGGCCGAGCGGATCGCCGAGCTCCTGCGACCAGCCCGCGAGGCGGCCGGCAACCGCACCGGACCGCTGCGCCCGACGCCGGCCCGTCGCTGATAGCCAAGGTCATTGACACAATCGATTAGCCACCGTAGGCTGGACGCATGGCCACCGATCCCGCAGAGCTGCGCGAGGCGTTGCACGACCTGCTGCGCGCGGCTCGGTTCCTCGAGCGCGACCGGGCGCAGCATATCGATACCGTCCTCGGGATCGCCCGCGCGGTGCGAGCGCTCGGCATGCCCCGCGACTGGCGACCGCTGGGGCGCGTCGACGAGGGGCGCGACGCATGAAGATGTACCGCGGCAGGCTGCTCGACCGAGACCTCCGCGAAGCCCGAGCGCTCGTGAAGGGCAAGACCTCCGCGGCAGCCGTGCGCGCGCTGCTCGGCCGGGATTTTTCCTACGCGCAGATCGCCGACGTGCTCAAGCTCTCGACGTCGAGGATCGCCAGGATCGTGAAGCCGCAGGACCGAGGCCCCTCGGCGAATGTCCGCTGCAAGACTTGCGGACGGGAGGTGCGGCGAGACCTCGCATCGCTGGCGGCGCCGTGTCCGACGTGCGGAGGACAATGCGAGCGGTTGCATCGTCCGCCTGGGCGCCCGCGGAAAAACGCCGAACCGATCGCCGAACCGATCGAGCCTAGGCCGCGGCGGCCCGCGAACAAGATCGAGCACCCAACCGAGCGCACGCTCGCGGACAGAGCTCGCCGAGCGGTCAGCATGGCGATCGCGGCTGGTACTCTGCGGCGCCTGCCATGTGAGGAATGCGGCGCGGAGTCGGCCGAAGGGCACCACGACGACTACTCACAGCCGCTAGCCGTGCGATGGCTCTGCCGCACGCACCACCGCCGGGCGGACGCTGATCGCCGACAGCGCGAGGGGAAGCCACGCGCGACCAACGCAAACCGCAAAACGGTGGGTCATTGACACAACTGTTATCTGGGTGCATGCTGATCCTCATGACCACCCCGACCCCGCTCACCCCGACCGAGCACCTGCGCGCTCGCCTGAACGACGACGCCGCGCTCGCGGTCCACCTGATCCAGCGCAAGATCATCGCCGACGGACGCGCGACCGTCCGCACCCGCGACGACGTCGAGGTGCTCGCCGTGCGCGTGATGATCACCATGGGCCTGTGGACCGCTCGCGAGATCTCCGAGGGCCTGTGGATGGTCGAGCGCGTGCCGATGATCGAGACCGACCCCGAGCCCGAGGACGAGCGTGAGCCGCTCGCCGTCGACGCGTCCATCGTGGGGGGCTGCTGAACATGGTCACCCCCAACCCCGAGCAGCAGGCGGTGATCGATGCGTTCGTGGCCGGCGACGACCTCGCCGTCGAGGCGGGCGCCGGCACTGGCAAGACCTGGACCCTCGACGCGTGCACCCGCGCCGCGCCCGATCGCGCCGCGGTCTACGTGGCTTACTCGAAGGCGCTGCAGGTCGACGCCTCGGCCAAGTTCCCGCCGCACGTGACCTGCAAGACCGCTCACGCGCTCGCCTATCAGGCGTGCGCTCGCCCGTTCTCGCGGCGGCTCCGCGAGACCCGGCGCATGCCCGCTCGCGAAGGGGCGCGACTGCTCGGGATCGCCGAGCCGCTCGTGGTCATGGGCCGCGAAGGCTCGCTCGTCGCGAAGCTCTCGCCCGTCCAGATCTTCCGCATCGCGATGGCGGCGACCGGCTCGTTCTGTCAGTCGGCCGCGCCGTCGCTCGCGCCGTGGTGCATCCAAGCGCCGACCGGCATCGACGGCGACGAGGAGCGCTCCGCGTTCGCCGAGGCGATCCTCCCGTTCGCTCGCAAGGCGTGGGACGACCTCCGCGACACCGAGGGCGTGCTCCCGTTCAGTCACGACGTGTACCTCAAGATCTGGCAGCTCTCGGGCCCGCGGATCCCCGCCGACGTGATCCTGTTCGACGAGGCGCAGGACGCGAACCGAGCGATCGCCGACGTGATCGAGCGGCAGCAGGACCACGCGCAGGTGATCCTGGTCGGCGACTCGTGCCAACAGCTGTTCGGGTGGCGCGGTGCCGTCGACGCCATGGCGCGGTTCGTCGTCGACCAGCGACTGCTGCTCGCGCAGTCGTTCCGGTTCGGCGAGGCGATCGCGGTCGAAGCGAACAAGTGGCTCGCGCAGCTCGACACGCCGATGCGCCTGCGCGGCAACCCGGCCATCGCCTCGACGCTCGGGCAGCTCGTGAAGCCCGACGCGATCTTGTGCCGCACGAACGCGGGCGCCGTCGCCGAGTGCATGGCCGAGGGCAGGGCCGGCCGGCGCGTCGCGCTCGTGGGCGGGGATCGGCAGCTCCGCGGACTCGCCGAGGCCGCGGTGACGCTCAAGGCGGGGCAGGGCACCGAGCATCCCGAGCTGTGCCTGTTCCGCACGTGGGGCGAGCTGCAGGAGTACACCGAGCAGGACGCGGCCGGCTCCGACCTCAAGGTGTTCGTCCAGCTGATCGACAAGCACGGGCCCGACCTCGTGATCGACACGCTCGACCGGCTCGTCGACGAGCGCTTCGCCGACGTGGTGGTCTCGACCGCTCACAAGTCCAAGGGTCGCGAGTGGTCGACCGTGCGCGTCGCGTCGGACTTCCGAGCTCCGGGCGAGGATCCCGACACGGGCAAGCGCAAGCCGATCCCGCGCGCGGACGCGATGCTGGCCTACGTGACCTGCACCCGCGCGCGCCAGGTGCTCGACCGCGGCGGTCTCGACTGGATCGACGACTACATGCCCGACGACACCGCGCCGATCCCGGTCCAGCTGAACGCACGCGAAGCGGTCGAGCTTGTGCGCAACCGGACGCGGGTCTGACCGAGCGGGGCTGCGCCCCGCACTGCCCTCGACGAGCTCGACGGTGGTGCGGCGCCCAGCGCCGGAAACGGAGATCCCATGGCCCGCAAACCCACCCCGCCCCATCCCGACCCCGACGAGCTCGAGGACGAGACCGAGCTCGAGGAAGATCTCGGCGACCCCGAGACCGTCGCCGCCGTGCTGGGTCCGCATTCGCCGCCCGCGCCGACGGGCAAGCGGCGCAAGTCGGCGCAGACCATGCTCGCCGAGCACAACGATCGCGGGCTCCGGCTCCTGGTCGAGTCGATGATCGAGAGAGCGCGCGAGCTCCACCCGAGCGACAACCTCGAGGGCGAACCGCGGCACGACCAGCTGCGCCGCGCCGCCCTGGCGCTCCGGCACCTGCGCAAGCTGGTCACTCGCGCCGCGTTCGAGCAGGCGGTCCGCGACGTCGACCACGCGATCGATCGGCACGAGGAGCGCGGGGTGCCGTTCTGATGCGCGTCTCGATCGAGATCGACGACGACGACGCGGATGCCCTCGCCGCGTTCGCGATCATGCAGGGGCTCGACGCGGACGACGATCTGCCGTGCGACGTCGACGAGAGCTGCGAAGCGTGCATGGCCGGCGAGGCCCTGCGCCGGCTGCAGCAGATCGGCGCCGTCCAGGTCACCGGCGAGGACGAGGGCGAGACCACCTACGGCGCGACGGGGCTCGACGACGAGGAGATCGAGCGACGCACCGCCGCCGTAGCGCTGCGCGAGAACAGGGTGGCGGCCGCGATCCGCGAGCTCGTGCGCTCGGGCAACGCCTGGCGCCGAGCAAACTCGGGGTGACAATGGTCACGTGCGCAAACTGCGGGCAGACCTGGGCGCGGGACCCCGCGCTCGAGGTCCCCCGCCCCACCTGCAAGGCCCCCGTAGGCCGCCGGTGTCGCCGCCCGAGCGAGCACCGGACCTTCGGGGGCCAGCCCCACGCAGAGCGGGACCGCGCGGCCGTGGCGACGGGCAAGCTCGCGCCCTGCACGGGCCCCGGGTGTAAACTGTAGGTCATTGACACGCGTGTTATCCCGGCTCATAATAGATCCCATGACCACCACCCGCACCCTGTTCGAGCGCGTCTCGATCGACGAGACCGAGCGCCCCTCCTTCGACGACATGCGCGCCGAGCTTGACGCCTGCGCTCCCGCGGCGCTCGACCTGTCCGGTGCCCCGCTGTTTGAGCTCGTGCTGCTCGTCGACCACGGGCGCGACGAGTCGGTGAAGGCGATCGCGGCTGCCGAGCTCGCGCGCCGCGGCGAGACCGTGACCACCGCGCAGCTCAAGTCGAGGGCCGCGTGAACCGCTCGGCCGCCATCGTGTCGAAGGTCCACTACCTCACCGCGCAGGGCGAACCGCTGCGCGGTGCGGTGATCGAGGCGCTCGCAAAGGTGCCCGCGTCCAAGGGCGCGCAGCGGCTGGCGGTCGCGACGCTCGTCGCCGGCCTGCCGTCCGACGTCGCCGCCCAGATCCGCGAGCTCGTCGACCCGCCGGCCGAGGCCCGCCAGCCCCGCCCGATCTCGACCGCCCCGAACAGCATCGCGAGCCGACTCGCGAAGTCCGTTCTAAGGAGACCATGAAACGCACCACGATCACCATCGCGCTCGCGCTCGCAGCTTGCGACCCGAGATCAACCGCAACCCCGACGCCCGACCGCGTGGGCGAAGCGCCCGAGCACGACGACGTCGAACTGCTCGAGGCCGACCCGCCGACGCGCCTGCCCGGTGTGGATCCGTGCGAGACCTACGGCGCCGCCCCCGGGATCCGACTCACGAGCGACACCGACTATCCCGGCGAGGTGCTCGTGCCCGACTGGTGCATCGGGTCGATCCCGAACGTGCTCGGGTGCTGGGCGGACCACACGAGCGACGGCGGGGATGCGGGCTACGAGCTGACCCTCGTGCACCTGTTCTGCGCGTTCGACTGCGAGGGCGAGGCGGTCGAGCGACACACCATCGCGGGCTTTCCCGAGAGCGGCAGCGAGGTCGTGGTCTCGTTCCCGAACCCGTGCCCGGTGCCGCCATGATCGACACCGCCCTTCGCATCGCGAAGAACCTCGGCATCGACGGGCACCGCGACGCCGTCGGCCGTGCCCGCTGCGAGCGGTTGTCGCTGCAGGTCCGCGCGCTCGCGAGCTCGATCGACTATCTCGCCGAGTGCCACGCCGACCCAGGATGCACGCCGGATGCGCTCGAGGCTGCGCGCGTTCGTGTGTCGGTGGAGATCGCCGACGCGTTCGTGGTGCTGCTGCAGGAGCGAGCATGACCCGCTGGAAACACAAGCGCGTGCGCGGCTTGCCGGGCCCGAGCATGCGCGATCGGCTGCGCCTATGGTGGGGGCAGCTCGGCATCGTCGTGCGGTGGCGGCTTCGCCACCCTCGGCCCCGGAGAAGCGCCTCGTGCGACTCGATCGCGGGGCACGTCCTCGCGCTGCGCGGGGTGTGGCACGTGACGATCGCGGAGGACTGCGCGCTCGGCAGGTTCACGCTCGTCGCCATTGGCGGCGACCCGATCGAGGTGCGCCGCGCCGTCGACTGGTCGAGGCCGGCGGGGGTCGAGGGCGACGTGCACGTTGCTCCCGCCCGCTGGCGCGACCGCTTGCGGTGGCTGTGGACGGCGTATGCGCATGTCGACCTCGACGAGATCCGGCACCGACTCGCGCGCGCTGTGCAGGTGCCCTACTCGATTCTGTGGGGTATCGACCCGTGATCCGCTTCCTTCGCCGCACGTTCGGCGTGCTGTCGTGGGCCGGGATGATGGGGCTGGCGTACGCCGCCCAGCCGACGCTTGGCGCGTGGGCGGTCCCGTGCGCGCTGATCGTAACCGGGCTGATCATCGCCTACGCCACCGCGCCGGGCGACCGACCCGGCGACTACTAACGAACCCGCGCGAGCGGGCGATCCAGGAGAGACCATGACCACCGAGATCCATCGCTGCTGCGGGGAGTTCTGCCCCGGCCTCACGTACCGCGCGAGCGAGGTCCCGCACCCGCCCGCGTGCTCCTACGGCCCCGGCAACGCCGAGGAGGCCGCTCGCATGGCGATCCAGCGCCAGCGCAACACGATGCCCGCAGGAGCGAGCGAGTCGCAGGTGCTTCGCGCCGCCTGGGCGTCGCTCGAATGCGCCGCGCTCCTCGGGGCCGGCGCGATGATCCTGCAGGCGCGCGACCGCGTGCAGCGCATGGCCGCCGAGGCGATCGTCGACGAGATCGGCCCCGACGTGAACCGACTGCTCGCGACGCCGGAGCTCATGCGAGCCGCCCACCTGCTCGACGACATGGGCAAGCCGAACGGGCTCGGCCGCGAGCTCCTCGCCGTGATCGGCCGAGCCTGATACGGTGCGGCATGGCCGACGAGACGACACCGAAGCGCGAGCCGACGCCGATCGACACCGTGCTCCCGCGGTACACGCGGCGCGAGGCCGAGACGCGGCGCCTCGCCGACCCCGCGATGATCTGGGGCGGCGGACTGCTCGCCGCGCTGTCGGGGCTGTCGGTGTGGGAGCTGCTCCGCGTGCCCCCTCGCGACGTGCCCGTGTACATCGGCGTGTTGCTCATGATCGTCGGGTGGCTCCGCCTCCGAATCGAGCGGCGTCTCGACCGCCACATCGTCGGCACCGTCACCGCGCTCGAGCACGAGGTCGAGTCCAGCAAGGCCGGTGCCCCGCGCGTGACGCTTCACGACGACGAGATCACCCCGATCGAGCCGCTGCAGCCCGAGCCCGGCTCGGTCGTGCGCCGTGGGTGACGGCGGGCCTGGCCTGCCCGCGTGGGCCGTGCACCAGGGCGACTCGTTCGATTTCCTGCGCTACCTCGGGCCCGAGTGCATCCACGCGATCGTGGAGGATCCGCCCTACGCCTCGGGCGGGTTCCGCGAGGCCGAGCGCCAGGGGGCGAAGGTGCAGGGCATCGACGACGACGCGGGCACGTACGCCAGGCTCGGGTGGTTCGTCGGCGACAACATGACCACCGGCGGGCTCGTGTTCCTCCTGCGCTCGCGCGCGTTCGAGGCCGCCCGGGTCCTGGTCGACGGCGGGTCGCTCCTCACGTTCTGCGACTGGCGCATGACGTGGATCCTCGGCCCCGCGCTCGAGTCGGCCGGGCTCCGGTGGCAAGCGATGGTCTGCTGGGACAAGGGCAGCGCCGGGCTCGGCAAGGGCTTCCGCGGACGCGCCGAGTATGTGCTGCACCACGTGAAGGGCGTGGGTCGGTTCCACGCCGACGACGGCGAGAACGTGATCCGCTGTGGACGAGTGCGCCCCGAGGAGCGCGAACACCCGACAGAGAAGCCCGTGGAGCTCCTACGGCAGCTGATCCGCGTGGTCGCACCTGTGGGCGGCCTGGTGTTTGACGGCTTCGCAGGCTCCGGGTCGACCGGGTGTGCTGCGATCCTCGAAGGACGCCGATTCCTCGGGGTCGAACGCAACCCCGGGCACGTCGAGACGATCCGGGCTCGGCTCTCGGGCATCGTGCCCGAACGCGACGGGCAGCTCGGGCTCCTCGGCTGAATCTCACTACTGCATGTCGCGCGTAGCGCTACTGCATGTCGCTACGGTAGCGACGGCGGACGGGCGACGGCAAGACCTGGCGGGCTATACGAGCGCCTCGCGCGCGCGAGGGGCTGGAAAGCGGCGGAGGATCCGGCAGGGTAGCGGCGATCGGCGGCGATTGGGGCCGGGGACCGCTCGCCGCTTTCGCCGCTTTCGCCGCTTTCGCCGCTTTCGCCGCTTCCGCGTCCAACGCCTGGGCTTCACTTCCTCGCCGGCTATCTTCGAGGTTTTGCGGTTTTGACCTGTTGACGGGGTTCGCGCGGCGGCGTAGGTGTAGGCAATGACGCCAGGCCTCGCCGTCCTCCTCGTCGTGCTGCTGGCCCTTGTGCTCGCGATCTTCGCGCTCCTGTCCGTGCTCGACCAGCGCCGGGAAGATCGGCGACGCCGGGGCGGCGGCTTCCCGCCGGGGCTCGCGGCGCTGCTGCTGCTCTCGGTCGTGCTGACCGCGTGCGTGGGTGCTGGGTCGGTCGTGCCGACGCTCGGCGCGATCATCGGGCGCGTGGACGTGCCGCGCCTGCTCGAGTGCGCCTCGCGCTCCGGGATGGACCGGGCCCGTTGCCTCGGCGCCTCGGTGCTGACCACCGCCCTCGACGTCGCGGTCGACAAGGCCGCGGACCTGGCCGAGCGCGCGAAGGATGCTGCGAACAAAGGCGCGGGCGCCGACGACATGACGGACGCGGAGCGCTCCGAGCTCGCGCTCGACCTCGACCAGGCGCTCGACAAGGTCGGGGTCGAGGTCGCGGCCGCGCAGTGAGCTACCCGCCGATCCGAACGAACAGACGCCCGTCGATGGCAGCGAGCGCCGCCGATCCGGGCAGTGGCCGGCGGCCACCAGGTAGCGGGTTTGACACGCGCCGCCTTCGCGATGCAGGCTTGACCGCGCATGGCGAACACGCTCACGGCGATCGCGACCTCGGTGCGGAACGCGATCGCCGATGCGGTGGTGGACGCCTACGATGGCGGGACACCCGGCGACGCGTCGGGCGACCTGCAGGTGCGCACGTCGGGCGGCACGACGCTGCTCGCCGAGCTGACCATGAGTAATCCCGCGTCGGGCGCCGCGGCCGCAGGCGTCGCGACTCTCAACGCGATCACCGACGACAGCACCGCCGACAACACCGGCACCGCTGCGGTCGCTCGAGCGCGCGACCGAGCGAACGCCACCGTGCACGAGGGGACCGTCGGAACCTCCGGCGAGTTCTACAATCTGAACACGCTATCGATCACCGCGGGCGACCGCGTCTCGTGCACCGCCTACACGATCACCGCGCCGAGCTGACCCATGGCCATCGGAACACCAGCGACCTACCGCGACGCGAAGGGCGTCCGTCACCACGCGATCGTCACCGCCGAGCACCAGGGCGAGACCGCGGTCGCGTTCGTGGTGGCCGACAAGGAAGCAGGCTTTCGCGTCGAGCACCGTTCGCGCCTCGTGAAGGGCGAAGGCGGCGACCTCGTCGACCATCCCGAAAAGCCGGGACCCGGCGCCGACAAGCTCGCGCGCATGGCGGCGCACCAGCGCCAGCGCGAGCGCGAGCAGGGGCAGGCGGAAGTCCGCGACCGTCGCAACCGGGGGGCCTAGCAGTGGCGGCCTCGGTACTCGACGCTCCGATCGTCCTCGGCGTACCGATCGCGCAGGCGATCGCGTGGGTCGGAACGCACGCGGACAACAACCGCAAGCCCGAGGCCGCGGAGCGCTGTCGTCGACTCGCGAACGCGCTCGGCCAGGCCGCCGAGATCGAGATCCGCGTGCCCGCCGTGCACGTGCTCTGCCAGGCGATCGACTACCTGCGCGGCGACACACGGATCCCCGAGCGACCGTCGAGCACGCTCGAGCTCGAGGCCGCCGCCGAGCTGCAGCGGATCGTCGACCTGCTCAAGGGCGCGCGCTTCCGCGGCGACGAGCTCGTCGAGGCCGGGGCGCAACGCCTCGTGACCGGCTCGATCCACCTGGTCACCGGGAACCCGGCACAAGAGATCGAGCGGGTCGCGAAGATCCTCGGGGTGTAGGCCATGCCGTTCGCGGCCGTCGCGTCGAGCAACACGACGGCCGACACGTCGAGCGGGTCCGTCACCGTCGCGATGCCCAGCGGCATCGTGGCCGGCGACCTGCTCATGGTGTTTTGGGCGCAGGACGCCGCGGGCACCGTGTCGCAGTCGGGAGGTTCGGACTGGTCGAACCTCGGCAGCTACGCGAACGGGACCAACTGCAGCGGCGGATGCTTCGCGAAGATCGCGGCGGGCGGCGACTCGCTCACGTTGGCGAGCACGAACAGTCAGGATTTCTCCTGCGTCGCGGTGAGGATCACCGGGCACGGCGTCTCGAACGTCGCGACGGACATCACGAATGGCACGGCCGCGACAGGGGCGGACGCCTCGCCCAACCCTCCCGACTGCAATCCGGGCACCGCGAAGGACTACCTTTGGGTCGAGCACTTCGCGGCCGACGACGACGACGACACCGCGACGTATTGGAGCACGAACTACACCGGCGTCGCGCAGATCCAGAGCGCGAACAGCGCCAGCTCGTGCCTGTGCGCCGTCGCCTCGCGCCAGCTGAACGCGAGCGCGGAGAACCCCGGCGCGATGGCGCTGGCCGCGACCGAGGAATGGTGCGCGCAGACGTTCGCGATTCCACCTGGCCCTGTGACCGGCACTGCCGCTGGCGCGATCGGGTCGCCGACGGGTTCGGCGAGTGGCGAGGCCGAGCACCATGGCGCCGTCGCTGGCGCAGTTTCTTCGCCCACCGGCTCGGCCTCGGGCGTCGTGAACACGACGCACACCGGAACGGTAGCCGGCGCAGTCGCGGCCCCGACCGGGGACGCATCGGGCCTTGCGGCTCACGCGGGCACGGTCGCAGGTGCGATCGCATCGCCAACCGGCGACGCGAGCGGCATCGCGAAGCACGAGGGGACGGTCGCTGGTGCGGTCGCGTCCCCGACCGGCGACGCCTCGGGGCTCGCGGCTCACGTCGGCGCCGTGGGCGGGGCGATCCCATCTCCGACCGGAGATGCGGCAGGAGAGGTCACGACCGAGGCGGGGGAGACGGGCACGGTGGACGGCGCGATCGCTGCGCCCACCGGCTCGGCGAGCGGCCTCGTCTCGCACACGGGCACCGTCGCAGGCGCGATCGCATCGCCCACCGGAGACGCCGCGGGGCTCGTGGCGCACCACGGGACCGTCGGCGGTGTGGTGCCCTCGCCGACCGGCGACGCCTCGGGCCTCGCGTCGCACGTGGGCACGGTCGCCGGCCTCGTGCCGAGTGTGCAGGGCGCGGCCTCGGGCAGCTCGACGCACCAGGGCAGCGTGGCCGGGGCGATCCCCTCGCCCACCGGCTCGGCGGTCGGCATGTCGATCACCGAGCTCACCGGCGAGATCGCAGGGCTGATCGGCGCGGTGCGGGGCACGGCGCAGGGGTTCGTCGGCGACCCGCCCGAGACGGTTGCCGGGATCGCTGCAATCGTGGAGGCTGTGCGCATGTCGATCGAGACGATCATCGCGCTACTCAAGCCCGCAGGGCACATCCCGGACCTGATCCGCTCGAATGTCGACATCGCCGCGACGGGCCAGGTGCTCGCCGCTGCGGACGCGGCCAAGCCGATCGTGCTGATCGGTGGGTCGATCACCGCGGCGGCCGACACGACGGTCGAGATCCGCGAGGACGACGCAGCAGGGGTGGTACTCGCGACGCAGTTCCTCGCAGCCGGGATCCCGTTCCCGCTCGCCCTGCTGGCGATCGACGTCGCGATCGGGGTGGGCCTGTGGCTCGAGCCGACCGGAGCAGTCGCGGTAACGGGCCGCGCAGTCTCGCTCGCGCTGTAGTACCGTTGCGGCATGGCACGAGCAGCCGCCCGACCCGCGTATCCGAACCTCACCGATCAGGACAAGGTCGCGCGCACCGAGTCGCAGGCCCGAGCTCGGAGCCGCGAACGGCAAGCCCAGGTCTTCGCCGCCGAGCTTGTCGAGGAGCTGCGCAAGCACTGCCACGTCAAGCTGGGGGCCAAGGGCACCGCGCTCGTGGCCCGCTTCCTCCTCGCGCACTGACCCGCTACGCTCGGGGCGTGAGTCTCCAAGCCCTTGCCGTCGAGATCCCGCCCGACGCGCTGCAGCGGTTCCTCGAGCACGTGCGCGCGGACCGATCCGCGAACGGCGAGATCTACCGCCGCGACCGCGTGGTGCTCGACGCGGGCTCGATCGTCCGCCACCCGAACGGGATGGTCGACGCGTGGGGCGTCGCGACTCGCGTGGGCGTGCTCGACTACCCCGAGTTCGGGACGCGCGAGCTCCGTCCTCACGAGGAGGTCATGCGGCCCGGCTCGCTCGCGACGCTCCGCGGCGTCCCGCTCACGATCGACCACCCGACCGATGATCTTGTCACGGCGGACAACGTGCGCGAGCTCGTGCACGGGTGGGTGCTCGACGTGAAGCCCGACGGCGACCTGGTGCGGGTGCATGTCCGCCTCGCCTCGGCCGACGTCCTCGCGCGGATCCAGGGCGGCACCGTCGAGCTCTCGTGTGGCTACGTCGCCCGATTCCGGGCAGAAAAGGGCGTGACGGCCGACGGCGAGGCTTACGACGGGGTGCAGGAATCCATCGTGTACAACCACCTGGCGCTGGTCGACTTGGCACGCGCCGGGCATGTCGCTAGGCTGACCCTCGACTCAGGAGCACGCGCCGTGAAGCTCAAGATCGGAACCCGCACCCTCGACGTCCCCGCTTTCGTCGCCGACTCGATCAAGCTCGAGGCGAAGAAGCTCACCGACGCGAAGGCGTCCGCCGAGGAGTCGGTGAAAAAGCGCGCCGATGCGCTCGAGGTCGGGGCGCTCTCGATCGACGGGACCGAGCTGATCCTCCCGAAGGGGATGATCGACTCGATCCTCGCGATGCTCGGCGGCGGTGGTGGCGCGGCTCCGGCTCCGCCGGCCGACGCGGTGCCGACCGAGGAGGATCCGAACGCGGCCCCGCCGATGGACGGACGCATGGACGCGAAGGCGGTCCGCGAGCTCGTCGACCGCCAGGTGGGCGAGCGACTCGCGCGCGCCGACGCGGCCGCTCGCCAGCGCGGGCAGGTCGAGCGCGTGGCCGCCGAGATCCTGGGGTCGGAGTACGCGTACGGCGACGCGACCCCGTGGAAGATCGCGGCCGACGCGATCGCGAAGGTCGACGAGGGGGCGAAGGCGCGGGTCGACGCGCTCGCCGAGCTCGCGGCGGGCGAGAAGCCCGAGGCGATGGTGGCTCGCGGGCAGCTGCTCGCGAAGCTCGACGCGGCGGCGCAGACGTTCCGCGACGCGATCGCGACCGGCGGGGCCCTCGGGCTCGCGATCGACACCGCCCGGCGCGACGCGAACGGGAAGCCGGAGAAGCGCACCGACGCCGTCGAGGAGGCGCGTCGGCGCATGCACGACCGGCTCACCGGGAAGAAGCCCGCGGACGACAAGGGCAAGGCCGCCTGATCGCGGCGAACGATTCCACGCACGCACACCACGACTGAGGAGACGACACCATGTGCCCGATCGCGAACAACCTGGGGATCTCCGGCTACAGCCGTCGCATGGCGCGCGCGCTCGAGGGCGCTCCTGCGTCCGCCGAGCCGATGCTGTCGCGCCCGATGATCAACGCCCTCATCGGGCAGATCACCACGATCACGATCGCGGGCTTCGGTGCCGACACCGACAGCGTGGCGATTACGATCGAGCTGCCCGACGGCACCGACGTAACGAGCACCGTGACTCGCGCTGCGGGCGTGCCGGTCGACGACGCGGCGGCCGCGACCGCCCTCGCCCTCGCGATCAACGCCGACCAGGAGCTGAACGGGCACGTCGAGGCGTCGACGAACGCCGCTGACCTGATCCTCACGTTCGAGCACGAGAATCAGGCATACGAGGTCACGCGCGTCGTGGTCGGGTGCACCGCGACGATCGTCGAGACGCAGGCCGCCGGTGGCGACCCGATCCCGTTCGGCCGTTTCGTCGTGGCCGGTGCCGCGACTGTCGACGGGAACAGCGCGATGGCCGAGGTCGATGCGACCACGACCGAGTGGGACATCGTGGGCGTCACGATGCGCCCGATCGGGCAGTTCGCGAATCAGGGCAGCGCCGACCCCGATGCGTCCGACGGCATCGCGGCGGGCAAGATGGGCGACGCGGGGCGCGACGGCGCGGTCTACATGCGCAACAACGGGAGCGTGGCCAGCACCGTGAACGGTGAGGTCTGGTGCGTGGTCTCGACCGCGGGCGGCGACGAGCTCGGCGAGGCCAGGGCCGACGACGCGGACGGCACGGCGCAGGTCGCGACCGGCACCCCGACCGCGGCGAACGATACGCAATACGCCTTCGAGATCGTGTTTCGCGGTGCGACGCACGTGATCTCGTTCCTCTCGGATGCGAGCGGTACCGCGACCGAGATCGCCGACGGCCTGCGCGCCGACCTGCTCACGCACGACGAGCTCGACGGGCTGATCGTGGGCACCGGCACTGCGACGCTGATCCTCACCGGACCCGAGGACGAGGCGTTCGCGGTGAATGACATCGGGCCGGGCGTGATCGCGTTTGCGGCCACCACGGCACCGACCGGACGGGCGATCCTGCTCTCGCGCCAGCGCGCGCGGTGGGACGAGGTCGTGGAGCCCGGCGCGATCGGGCCCGTGCTCGTGAACCTGTGAGCCTTCGACTCTGACCACACACGACGACGAGGACGACTCCAATGCTTCACCCCGCGATCGCAAACCTCCGCAGCCGTGCCTACTCGGACGCGCTCGCCAAGCTCGAGACCGACTCGCAGCGCGAGATCTTCGCGCGCCTCGTCCACTACGACGCGGCCACGATGCTGCGCACCGAGGCGAGCGAGCAGTATCGAGACCTCGACGAGCAGGCGGCGAGCCGCAAGGACTCGCAGTCCCTCGCGCTCGTGGCTCGACAGCTCGAGCACGTGATGACCGAGGTCTACGAGGAGGAGTTCCCGGAGCTCCTCGCGGCCGAGGGCAAGGTCGTGGACATCGACTCGAGCGTGCCCGAGGGCGCCGAGACGTTCACGTACTACGTGTACAGCGCGGTCGGGATGGCCCGGTTCTCCTCGGCCTACTCGAGCCGCACGAGCCCGCGCGCCACGATCCAAGGCGCGAAGGTCTCGGGCAACGTCGAGAACATGGAAGGTTCGTACGGCTACACCGCTCGCGACCTTCGCTCGGCCGCGTTCGCCGGCCTCCCGCTCGAGAGCATGCTGGCCGTCGCGGAGCGCCGCGCCCACGCGGAGCTGCTCAACAAGACCGCCCTGTGGGGTCGCGAGGATCTCGGCCTGCCCGGGGTGCTCAATCACCCGAACATGACCATCACGGACGCGCCCGACGGCGCTGGTGCGTCGCCCTTGTGGGCCGACAAAACCGTCGACGAGATCCTGCTCGACATCGCGACGATCGTGAACACGCCGCGCCTGATCTCGTTCGGGATGCGGCAGACGACCGACGTGTTCCTGTCCGATGCGGAGTACCTGCGGATCTCGCAGCTCCGGCTCGGCGCAGGCGACGGCGGGATGACCGTCCTCGACTTCGCGAAGAAGGCCCACCCGGGCGTCACGTTCTCGGTGCTGCGCGAGCTCGCCGCGACCGAGTCGGACGGGAACCTCGACGCCGATGCCGCGTTCGCGCTCGTGAAGGACTCGCGACTCGTGTCTCTCATCGTGCCGATGCCGTTCCGCCAGCACCCGGTGCAGCAGACCGGGCTCGAGTTCGTGGTCATGTGCGAGAGCTCGACCGGCGGGATCAAGTGCCCCGAGCCGATGATTCTCCACCGCTTCGACGGCATCGGCGACAGCTGAACGATCTACGCGGCGCCCTGCGCCTTGCGCCCGCCCGGCCCTGAGCTCGGCGGGCGCGTGCTTTTGACGGCCCTCGCTTGTCGCGGTAGGGTCGTGGCATGGCACGAGCGAACCGGGCGACCACGAGCGAGGACACCACCGAGGCCGCAGGCGAGATCGAGAGCGGCCACGACGCCGACACGATCGACGGCGGGGCACCGTGGGATCCGAGCTCGACCGACGTCGAGGACGTGGGCCGAGGGAAGCTCGACGACGGCGCGGTGCTGGTGCTGAACCGGCGCAAGGGCAACTATCAGTGCCTGCGCACGGTGCCGGTCGAGCTCAAGGGGCCGAACAACCAGCAGCGCTTCCGCGTGACGCGCCTGATCCTCAAGCCCGGCCTGAACCTGGTGCCGACCTCCGACTGGCGGAAGCTCGTGGTCGAGGGCTCGAGCGTGTCGCGTCGCCTCGACGAGGGACTGCTCGAGGAGATCGGCGGACCCGACGACTTCATGGCGATGCGCTCGCGTCGTGCGGTCGAGCTCGTGAAGGACACCGCGGACGTCGAGGTGCTGCGCGCGCTCGCGACGTTCGAGAAGCGCCGCGACGTCGTGGAGGAGATCGAGGGGCAGCTCGAGGAGATCACGACCGACCGCGGCACGCGTGCTCGAGCTCGTGGTCTGCAGGCCGCGCACACGCAGCGGCACGCGCGTCGCCGAGGGTGATCCGTGGCCGCGCGGTACGCCACGCGTGCGGACTTCGACGAGCTCGCGCCCGACCTCGCGATGCTCTCGACCGAGCTCGTCGCGGCCTATTTGCTTGTCACGAGGGAGCTGATCGGCTTGTCACGGTGGGGCGAGAGAGCCTCGTTCGGGCACGCGTTTTTGACCGCCCACCTGCTCGCCTCGACGGTCGCGGCCGCGGGGGCGGGCGCCGGTGGGCAGCTCACCGCGGAGGCGAACGGGCCCGCGTCCCGATCGTTCGCGGTCGCGGAGCCGAGCGACCCCGAGCTCTCCTCCACGGCCTACGGCCGGTCCTACCTGCTGCTGCGCCGGGTGGTGCTCGGGCGGGGCACCGCGATCGTGGCGAATCGGTGCGTCCCGCAGCGGTAGGCTAGGGGCGTGCCGGGGCGCGCGACCATCGTGAGGAAGCGGGAGGGGCGGGCCCTGCTCGAGGCGAACATGGACACGCTCTCGGGCTCCACGCTCCGGGTGGGGGTCATGGGCGAGGGCGGCGGCCCCGCGCCGAAGTACGAACCCCCACAAGGCCAGACCGGCCCCGACGTCGACCTCGCGACCCTGCTCGCCTGGCACGAGTTCGGGCTGGTGCCCGGGGTGCCGGCCCGGCCGGTGCTCCGAACCTGGGCGACCGCAGAGCGCCGCAGGATCACCGAGGCGGTGCAGGCTGTCGCGAAAGCAGCGGCCTCCGGGCGGCGTTTCGACGAGACGGTCCAGCGTGTGGGCGAGAAGCTCGCGGCCTCCCTGCGGCGTCACCTGCTGCGCGGGGTCGCGCCGCCGCTGGCCCCCTCGACGCTCGAGCGCGTGGCCCCCCGCACCGCCCCGCTCGCCACCGACCAGATCCTCCGGGCCATCCGGTGGGCGATCGAGGAGGATCGGGGCACGTGAGCATTGGCCCCCCGAACCTGGCGAGCACGGTCGCGCGCTTCGCGTTCCCCGTGACGCGGATCCGCTACGACGCCGCGGCCGAGGACGACTCGGGCCTGGTCACGCGCGGGGACGGAACCTCGAGCACGATCGAGGCGCACGTGCACGACGCACCCGCGAAGGCGATCGAGCGGCTCCCCGAGGGACACTCGAGCGGCCGCGTGGTGCAGGGCTACACGACCGACGACGTGCGCACCGCGGACAGCGACACCGGCACGCCCGCCGACGACGTGGTGTTCGAGGGCACCACGTTCGAGGTCGCGCTCGTGACCGAGTGGAGCTCGGGCCCCGTGGGGTCCCGCACCTGGCGCGAGTTCCTCGCGCAAGAGGTCACCCGATGATCAACGGGCACCAGCGCGAGGCGCTGCGCGCGTTCGTGCTCGCCGCGCTGAACCGGGGGCTCGTGGCCGCCGACGAGCTCGAGATCGGCTCGATCCAGTGGGCACCGCGCGACCACCCGCGCGGACCATCGCCGTGGTGCTCGCTGCAGATCATCGCGGACGAGGAGCAGGGGCTCGAGCCCGAGGTGCTGCACGACTCGATCCCGAACCCCACGCCTCCACCGGCGAACGTGCTGCGCGAGACGATCCGCCAGGAGCACCACGTGACGCTCTCGGTGACGCTGCGGATCCTCCGCGACGACGCGGCGCCCTCGTGGCTGCAGGATGCGGCGGCTCGCCTGCGCCGGTTGACGCTGCAGCGCTACTCCGATGCGATCTCGGTCCCGCTCGACGAGGCCGGGTGCCCGATCCTCCGGTGCGGCCCGGTGCGCGACTTGACCCTGCTGCGCCGCGGCTCGCAGTTCGAGACCACGGCAAGCGTGGATCTGGTGCTGCGGTGCATGTGGATGGTCCGCGAGGGCGACGAGGACTATCCGGGATGGATCGAAACGACGGCCGGCGAGGGCACGCTCTCGGCACCAGGTGACCCGAGCGACCCACTTGCGCTACCGTTCGACACGAGCGAGTGAGGAGACCCGATGCCGCTTTCCGACGTGATCAACGCCACGATCCTGCTCTCGGACCCACCGATCGGGCTCGCGACCTTCGGGGTGCCGCTCGTGGCGGCGATCCTCACCGCACCGCAGGTGGCCCTGTGGGGCGCTGACCTCGTGCGCGAGGTGACGCCGGGCAACTGGAAAACCGAGCTCGAGGACGTGGGCGTGACCACGAGCGAGGATCTGTGGGTCTGTCTGTCGGATCTGTTCGCGCAGGAGCTTCGCCCGTCGCTCGTGCTGCTCGGGCGGCGAGCGACCGCGGTCGCGCAGGTCTATCGGGTCACGATCGACGCCACCGTGGCCGATGGCACCTATACCGTCACGATCGACGGCAACGACGTCGACTTCGTCGCGGTCGGTTCGACCCAGACGCTCGTGCGCGACGGCCTGATCTCGGCGATCAATGCGGACGCGATCGTGGCTCCGCTCGTGACCGCCGCGATCTTCGACGCCGCGAGCCTGAACGTCACGGCGGACTTCGCCGGTCGCCCCTTCACCGCGAGCACGAGCGGGCCCGCGGGGGACATCTCGGGCGCGCAGATCACCGCGTCGGTGGGCCTGCCCGAGGACATCGAAGACTGGAGGGCCGAGCGGGACGACTGGTACTGCCTGCTCGAGACCTCGCACAACGACAACAACATCCACGCGGCCTATCCGACGATCGAGACGCTGACCAAGGTGTTCGTCTCGCAGAGCTCGAACGCGGACGCCCAGACCGCCGCGACCACCGACGTGGGGAACGTGCTGCGGCTCGCCGGCATCGCGCGCACGATCGTGATCTGGCACGACGACGACGACGAGTTCGTGGACGCCGCGGCGGTCGGGCGCCTCTTGCCCACCGAGCCGGGCTCGAACACGTGGGCGAACAAGGGCCTCGCGAGCGTGACGGGCATCGTGCCCACGAGCGTCGCGAACCTCACGACCAAAAACTACGGGTGGATCGAGCGCTACGACGCGGAGGGGATCAGCGCGACTCGCCGCATGCGCGTCGCGGTCGGGACCCCGATCGACCTGATCATCGCGCGCGACTTCATGGTCGACCTGATCCGCGTCGACCAGGCCACGCTCGAGCTCAACTCGCCAAAGGTGCCGTACACCCGCCGAGGCGCGGCGCAGATCGACGCCGTGCTCCGAGGATCGCTCGAGCGCTGCGCGAACGACCCGTACAACATCGTGGACGGCGAGACGATCGAGACCTCGATCCCGCTGCCCTCGTCGCAGTCGAGCGTCGACCGCGGCAATCGGCACTTTCCCGGGATCGTGTGGTCCGCGACGGTGCAGGGCGCGATCGAGACCATGGACGTGGCGGGCACCCTCGTGGTGTAGGAGTGTGAGCAATGGCCGACGGAGCACAGATCAACGTTCAGGACCGCACGATCGTGGTCGGGACCCACGTGGTGGGCGGCCGCGCGAAGGGGAACTATCTCAACGTGGTCATGGCCGACCGCTCCTCGATCGACATGGGGGTCGACGGCGAGGGCACGCACAAGACCACCGACGACAAGTCGGCCACGATCACCGTGTCCGTCATGCCCTCGAGCGTGTCGAACGACGTGCTCTCGGCGCTCGAGCTCTCGGGCCTCCCGGTCCCGATCGCGATCCGCGACGGCGCAGGGCGGACGATCCAGACCGCCGCGCGAGCGAAGGTCGTGAAGCACGCGGACGTGACCTGGTCGGACGGCGCCGAGGTGCGGGTCTGGACCCTCGTTACCACGCGGCTCAACTCGTTCGTGGGCGGCATGGCCCCGAGCGAGCTCGGCTCGACGCCCGAAGTCTGACCCGCTTGTCGAGGGGTTGCCGCTTGTCGTGCGGTAGGCGTATGGTCGCGGCATGCCTGCAGAGCTGACCGCCCGCCTCGGCACGACCGAGGTCACACTCCACCGCCTCTCGGGGCGCGCCTACTTCCGAGCCGCCGCGCTGCTCGCGAAGGTGTTGGGCCCCGCGCTCGCCGGCCTGGTCTCGGGCGCGGGCATCCGGGCCGAGCTCCCGGACGGTACCGAGGTCTCGATCTCGTGGGGCGAGATCGTGAGCCTGAAAGGGGAATCCGGCTTCCGCCTGCTCGGTGCGCTGCTCGGGCGCCTCGGCAACATCGACCCCGACGACCTGCTCGCGCTCGCGGAGGCGATGCTGGTCGATCACGCGTGGATCAACGGTGCACCGATCAACCGAGCCGAGACGCTCGACGCGGTGCTGCCCGACGGGCCCGCGCTGATCGGCCTGGTCGGGCTCGCGTTGCGGCACAACTTCCTCCCTACTTCCGCCGACGCGCCTACGCCCGAAGGTTCGTCGGCGGACGAGACTCAGCAGCGACCGGCGGGCACATCGCCGCGGCGCGCCCGCTCCCGCTGATCCGCGCTCCCAACATCGGTGCCGAGTGGCCCGTGTGGCGCGTCGCGATGCGGTTCGGCTTGTCGATCCACGAGCTCGACCAGTGGGATCCGGTCGACATTCTCGACGCGAACGAGGCGCTCGACGTCGACGACGACGTGCGCGCCGCGATGCGCGTAGACTGATCGCCGATGGCTGAGAACGTGCTCGAGACCTGGGTGACGCGGATCGGCTGGAAGGTCGACCCGCCCACCGCCGTCGACCAGGCGCTCGACAAGTCGGAGGGCCACGTTCAGGCGCGCGCGGTGGCGCTCGGGAACCTGGTCAGCGCCGCGGTGCAGAAGGCCGCCGGGATCGCGTTGCGTGCCGCGAGCTCGCTCGCCCACGCGCTGCCCGACGCGCTCAAGCGATTCAGCGACGTCGGGGACGAGATCGCCAAGACCGCGGTCAAGCTCGGAGTCACCACCGACAGCCTGCAGCGGCTGCGCTTCGCCGCTGACCGCTCGGGCGTCGACACCGAGAAGCTCGGGAAGGCGATCCGCGAGCTCAACTCGGGCATGGACGAGGCCCGCACCAAGGGCACCGGACCATTCGCCGAGGGGCTCAAGCTCGTCGGAGTCGCGCTCAAGGATCTCGAGGGCTTCGACCCTGAGGATCAGATCGGGGTGCTCGCCGATGCGCTGAACGAGATCCCCGATCCGGCGCAGCGCGCGGCAGCGGCGGCCAAGCTGTTCGGGGCAGGCGCCGGCTCCGAGCTCGCGCCGCTGCTGGCCGAGGGGGCCGAGGGGATCATCGCGCTCGGCGACGAGGCCGAACGCCTCGGGCTCGTGCTCGGCAAGGATGCGCTCGGCGGCGCGGAGCGGTTGAACGACGCGCTCGGCGACGTCGAGAAGCAAATGGGCATCGTGGGCACGCGCATCGCGGCGCAGCTCGCACCCTACGCCACCGACCTGGTCGAGCGGTTCAGCGCGTGGATCGCCGCGAACGACGAGTTCATCGAGCAAGACCTGCCCCGCTACATCGAACAGACGGTCGAGACGCTGATCGGCGCGGTCGAGTGGGCGGCCGACGCCGCCGCGGAGTTCAAGCAATTCGGGCGTGAGGTCGGGTTCGTGATCGACGAGGCGCAGGCGTTCGGCACCGAGATCGCGAACGCGGCCAGCATCGTGGCCGAGACGCTCGCGCCCGCGATCGACATCGCGTTGATCCCGCTGAAAGCGATGTGGACGTTTTTCTCCGAGACCGTGGGGTTCGTCGCCGACGTGGTGACCAAGCTCGCCGACATGCTCGGGGTGCTCGACGACATCCAGCAGGCGGTCCGTGATCTGCCGTTCGTCGGCGAGTCGATCGACGAGCTCGACGCCAGGCTCGAGCGAGAGCTCGCCACGGGCAAGGGGGCAGCACGAGGGCGGACCACATCGGCCGAGGAGGTCGGGGCGGGGCGACGCGCGGCCGACGAGACTCGCGCGGGCGTGCTCTCGCGATCGAAGGGCATGTCTGGAGCGCTCGACGCGATCGTCTCGTCGTTCGGGTCGCAGGCGGGGCAGGGCGCGCGCGTAGACCGAGCTCGGAGGCGGGCGGCTGGCCGGGCCTCGCTCGCACCGAAGGGCGGCGGCGGATCGGGCTCGAGCAGCGGCGGCGGAGACCTCCTCGATCGCATGTTCCCCGGGCTCAAGTGGGGCTCCGAACCCTCGGCGCTCTCGGGGCTCGGCGACCTGATCGGGCTCGGCGACACGCACCACGCGGCCGCGGGCGGCGGCGGCTCACCGCTCGGCGGCGGGTCGTTCGCCAGGATCACGAACACCGTGCACGCCCCGACCACGATCTCGATCACGCTGCCACGCGACGCGCTCAAGGGCTTGAGCCCCGCCGAGCAGGCGCGACTGATCGCGCTCGAGGTCGACGGCATCATGCAGGAGCGCAACCGGCGGGTGACGGACTTTTTCGACTCCACCGTGCGGGACGGGTGAGCCATGGCCGCGAGCGACGTGCTGCAGCTGTTCAACCTCCTAAAGCCGACCGTCGGCCCGATCGTGCTCGACGCGTCGATCAACGAATCGCACGCGGTCGACGTCGAGTGGACGGAGAACCCGATCGAGGAGGGCGGCATCGTCTCCGACCACGCGATCGTGGCTCCGCGCGTCGTCGTGATCGAGGGCATCGTAACGCGCTTCCCCGACTCGCTCCTGCCCCCGCTCAAGTTCACGCGGCATCTGCTGATCTGGCGACGCCTCCGCGACATGGCGATCCGCCGCGAGCTCTACGACATCGTGACCTCGCTCGAGATCTACCCCCGCATGGGGATCCTGTCCGTGCGCACGCCTCGGTCGAACGAGTGGACCCACGCGTCGAAGATCACGATCGTCGCGCGCAAAATGGAGTTCAGCGTGCTCGACGCGGCGCAGGTCGTTTCGGACGCGGCGACGGACATCGCTCAAGGCAAGGCCGAGCTCGGCGCGCAAGCGGCCCTGATCGCGCGCTCGACCGAGATCGCGGCCATGACCGCTTCGCTCGCGCGCCTGCGGCTGCACGAGAAGGGCACGGTCTGAGATGGCCGAGCAGGTTCTAGCCCCGCCGCGCCTGAGCACGAAAACCGAGCTTCATTGGCGCGAGCGCTTCGACGGCGAGTGGTACGGCCTTCGCCTCTGTTACAACACCCGCATGCAGTGGTGGACGCTCGACCTCGAGGCGAGCGACGGATCGCCGCTTTGGTCTGGCGTGCGCATCGTGACCGGCGTGAACCTGAACGTGCCCGTCGTCGACGGCGCTCCGCCCGGGCAGATCTTCGCGCTCGACGTCGAGAGTCAGAATCGCGACCCGGGCCGGCACGACCTCGCGGGACCGATCGTGATCTACTACCGCCCGCTCGCCGACGTGCTCGCGGCGGTCGGCACGGCGATCGAGGTGCTGTGATCCCCGGCACGCAGTTCGGACGCGTCGCCCAGGTGCGCGTGCTCCCGGTGGTCGGCGCGCCCATGCTGATCAACGGCGCCGCCGGCGACGTCGCAAATCCGTTCGGCCACGCGCTGCGCGTGCGGTTCAAGGTCGAGAAAACCGCGACGCCCGAACCGCAGCGCGCGACGATCCACCTGCACAACCTGGCGCCCGTGACCCGCGGGCTTCTCGCGCAGTATGCCCACCGACCGCAGGGCGTCGACGCGGCCGGCCTCACGATCGACAAGCGAGTGTTTCGCGGCACCGTCGTCGAGCTCCTCGCCGGCTATGACCTCGCGGCGAATCTCGGCGTGCTGTTCCGCGGCGACCTGGCCACCTGCCGCTCGAGAAAGGTCGGCACCGACTGGATCACGACGCTCGAGCTCGGAGACTCGGAGGCCGCGCTCACGCAGGCCGAGTGCGATCAGAGCTTCATGCCCGGGGCGACCGCGCTCGAGGTCGTGACCTACGCGGTGAGCGTCCTCGGCCTGGCCCTCGCCCCGGCCCCGATCCCGCCGGCCCTGCCCGCCTACGTGCTGACCCGCGGGTTTATCGCACTGGGGAAGGCCCGTGAGACCATCGACGCGATCCTCGCGGGGGTGGCGCCCGACCTGTTCCAGCTGGGGCCGATCGCGGGGTTCGTCGCGAACGCGGGGGCACTGTGGGACGCCTTCACCGGGGAGGCCCCGCTCTCCCGCCCGATCGAGTGGTGGGTCGACGACGGGCTCGTCTACCTCATGCAGCGCGCCGGCACCCTCCCAGGGCCGCCGCTGCAGCTGTCGACACTCGGCAAGGCGGGGACGATCCGGCTCCTGGCGAGGCCCGAGCGACTCGAGGGAGGGGCCGCCGAGGCCCGGTGCCTGCTCTCGCCGGCGGTTCGGCTCGGCTGGCCGGTGGCCCTCACGTCGGCCGAGCTCGTCGGGGCGTACCGCGTGGACGGGGTCACGCACGAGGGCGACAACCGGGGCGGGGACTTCACGACCACCGCCCACCTGCGCCCGTCGATTCCGACGTGAGGATCCGCAATATGGCGCGGGAGAGATCTCGGGCGCTCGGCATCTAGAAGCCGGGCGCGGCTATGACGGGGTCCGCGCTACGCTGGCCGCATGATTGGGCCGATCCTGCTGCTGCGCCGGTTCGTCGAGGATCTCACCCACGCCGCTGATCGCAGCGACGACTGGGAGGAGGCCGACGACGGGGCGGACGCGTGCAGCGACTTCGAGCTCGCCGAGTGCAGGGCCGAGCGACAGCGGTCGAAATACGACGACGTCGGGCACGTCGTCGACCTCGAGGGCAAGGCCGCCGCGGCCACGTACAAGAACGGCGCCGTCAAGCGCACCCGCTATCCGCGGGTGAAGCTCGCGACGCGACGCGTGGTGATCGTGCTGCACCAGACCGGGGTCGAGCGGCCGAGCTCGTCGAAGCGGTGGCACCTGGTCACCGCGCATCGAGTGATCGCACCGAACGGAGATCGCATGCGTCTGCACCCGATCGACGTGCGCCTCACCGCGGCGAACCGGCTCGATCGCGCACCGTGGCACGCGATCTCGATCGAGGTCGGCGGCAACTTCGAGGGCGTCGACGGTGGCGACCCCGATTGGTACCAGCCGAACGTGCTCGGTCGAGGTCGGGCCACCGACGTGCAGCTCGAGGCGTGCTTCTCCGAGGTTCGGGCGATCGTCGCCGAGGTCGGTGGGATGGGCGGACGCGTCGAGGCGATCGCTCCGCATCGGATCGCAGGGCGAGACGCGAAGGGCCGGCCGAATCGGCAGATCTGCCCGGGGTCTCGCGTGTGGTCGATGGTCGGCGAGCGCGCTGGCTCCGAGCTCGGGCTTGCGATCCCGGCACCTGGCCTCGCGCTTGGCGGCTTGACGATCCCCGACACGTGGCACGGACCGCACTACGCGGGCTGCACTCGACTGCTGCGCGGGTGACCGCTAGCCTCGGGGCGTGGCTCTGTTCCCGGTCAGCATCCGAGATCGAGATCGCAAGCTCGCGCTCGCGGTGCGTGGCACGGGCCTGCTGTGGCACCCGCGCCCGGGGCTCACGCTCGAGACCTGGCGCACCCTCGTCGAGGTCGACATCGAACGCGGCGGCGTCCGGTTCGTCGAAGGGCTCGTCTCCTCGTCGCTCTGGGCGCGCGCGACCACGATGGGCAAGCGCCTTGTGTACCTCCCGGCGGGGTTCAGCGAGCGCAAGCTGCTCGACCGCTTGCGCACGCTGACGCACGAGCTCCGGCACACGGACGAGTACCCGCATCACTCGCTGTTTCGCCTGCGCTACATCGCGCCCGACCCGCGATTCCGCTGGGCGAACGAGTGTCAGGGCAAGATCGCAGAGCTCCGCAACGTGGTCGCGGCCGGCGAGGGCCGGCACCTTGGCGACCTGATCGAGGCGTTCGCCGAGCGGCTCGCCGACCCGTTCCCGGGCTACGCGTGCCGGAGGATCCGCAACCTGCGAAACGAGACGGTGCGGCTCGTCGAGGGGGCGCTCGGGTGAGCACCGACGTCGACGCGCTGCTCAAGCTGCGCACGGACATCCTGCGCCGAGTGCGGAAGCTCAAGGCGGGGAAGGTGGTCACCTACGACCCGCTCACCGAGCGCGCCGTCGTCGAGCTCGGGATCCTCGGCCAGGCGGCGAGCGGCCACCTGCGCAAGCCGACGATCATCCCCACCGCGCTCGTGCTGTGGCCCGAGTTCGCGGGCATGCAGATCAAGGGTCGGCTCAACCCGGGCGACGAGGTGCTGATCGGGATCCTCGACCACTCGCTCGACCGATGGTCGGTCGCCGGCGGCCCGGTCACCGCCGACAGCGACCGCGCGCACGAGCTCGTCGACGCGGTGGTGATCCTCGGTCTCAAGTCGACTGCGAACCTGCAGCCCGGCGACCCGACGCAGCTCACCATCGGGCGAACCGACGGCACGGCCGTCGTGCAGCTGTCGATCGACGGGCCCGGGATCGTCACGATCGAGGGCGCGACGATCCGGCTCGGGCTCACCGCGGCCGCGCAGCATGTCGCGCTCGCCGAGGCGCTGCACGCCTACCTGGTGGCGATGATCACCGCGTCGGCCACGGGGGCCGCGGACGGTGGCGCGGCATTCAAGGCGGCGCTGCTCGTGTATCTCGGAGCGAACCCGCCCGCGGGATTCGCGTCGGCGAAGGCGGTGGCCGAGTGACGCAATTCGCATGCGACCCCGCGACCGGCGAGCTCCTGCGCGAGAACGGCTCGTTCGTCCGCATCGGCGGCACCGCCGAGATCTTGCAGCACGTGACCGTTCGATTCCGACTGTTCCGCGGCGAGTGCTTCCTCGACGTGCTCAAGGGCATGCGGTTTCGCGGGCTGATCCTCGAGAAGGGGACCCCGCCCAGCCGCGTGGAGGGCGAGTTCACCGATACCGCGCTGGGCACCCCCGGCGTCGTGGGGGTGAGCCGCTGCGACGTCGAGGTCGACCGTTCGACCCGGCACGGGTCGGTCGCGATCGACATGCTCGGCAGCATCGACGATGCTCGGCAGAGGATCCCCATCCACGACGTGATCGTCGTTCCGCTCGAGTGAGGATCAATGCCCGCGTTTGAGGTCACCACCGCAGGATTCGAGACGCCCCGCCTTCCCGAGGCGCGCGCGCGCGTGGTCGAGATCTGGAAGGGCACCTTCGGCGAGAACGCCCAGACCGCGAGCGACTCGCCCGACGGGCAGATTATCGACACGTTCTCGCTGCTGCTCGCGCTGTGCTGGGAGGGCATCGGCGGCGTGTGGGGTCGGTCGTTCTTTCGCAGCGCCGACGGCACCGCGCTCGACCTGCTGCTCGACCTGTTCGGGAAGGTGCGCAAGGCCGCCGAGCCGACCACCGCCGAGCTCGTGTGGTACGGCACCAACGCGACCGTCGTGCCGCAAGGCTCGCTCGCCGAGGTCAACGACACCGAAGTCCAGCTGGGCACCGACGCGATCGCGACCCTCGGCGACCTTGATACCGCATGGGTGGTCGAGATCGACACCGTCGTGAACCTGCAGCTCTACCGGATCACGATCTCCGCCGTTCAATACGACTTCACGACCGACGCGGCCGCCACCCTCGCCGAGATCCTGGCCGGCCTGCAGACCGCGCTGCAGGCTGACTACCCCGACACCGTTGCGCTTGAGACGGCCGAGGGGGTCGGCCTGGTCGTGGTGCTCGACACCGCCGCGATCGGCACGCCCACGGTGAACGCGAACATGACGGTCCACGCGGCCGCACGCATCGGCGCGACCGCCAGCGAGGACGGCGAGAACGACGCGCTCGCCGGATCGATCGACGTCGTGGCCACGCCGATTTCGGGCGTCGCTGGCGTGGTCAACCCAGCGGATGCGATCCCGGGCAGGCTGCGCGAGACCGATGCCGAGTTTCGAGTGCGGCACCTGCTCTCGCTGTCGAGCTCGGGGCGCGCCACGCCCGAGGCGATCCGAGCTCACCTGCTGAACGACGTGCCCGACGTGACCTATGCCCGTGTGGTCGAGAACGACACGAACGTCGAGGACGCCGCCGGTCGGCCGCCGCACTCGTTCGAGGCGTTCGTGATCGGCGGCACCGATCAGGCGGTGGCGGATTCGATCTTCGCGAGCAAGGCGGCGGGGATCCAAACGTGGGGCAGCACCGACGTCGAGGTCGTCGACAGCGTCGGCGAGTCGCACACGGTCTCGTTCTCGCGGCCGGTCGAGCTCTACCTCCACCTGCGCGTCACGATCACGCCCGGCGAGGGCTACCCCGACACCGGCACGCCGCTCGACACGATCGAGCAGGCGCTGGCGGACTTTCTCACCGGCGAAGGCGAGCCGGTGCTCGGGCAGGACGTCTACCGCGTGCAGCTCATGGGCGCGATCACGTCGGCCGTGCCCGGGATCGCGGCGGTCGTGATCGAGACCGACACCACGCCCGCCCCGCTCGACGCCCCTACCTTCGCCGCCGCCGACGTCGTCGTCGACGAGGGCGAGATCGCCATCGCTGACCTCACCCGGATCACCGCGCAGCTGTAGCCATGGCGAACGTCGCAAACCTCGTCGACTTCGACACGCCGCTCGCGACATGGCTCGCGAGCTCGATCGGCGGCGGCACGTGGGCCGACGTGATCCAGCAGCTCAAGATCGACGGCCGCAGTCGCACCGCGCAGGAGCAGAAAAACTACCCCGCGCAGCTATGGGGCAACATCAAAGACGACTTTTTCCTGCGCGCCTACGAGGTGTTCGAGGGCAACCGGCGCGTGCCCGGTCTCGTCGCCGGCGTGCTCGAGGCGCGCCCGTACGTGGCGGGCGACGAGACGCCCATGCTCCGGTTCGCCGGCAACGGGGCGAATAGCGCAGAGATCGAGTTCTACGCCGGCACTCGCAACCCGAACGGGAACGTGACCGCTCGGCCCGGCGACGTGTACGTGCGCAAGAGCGGCGCGGCGTCGGAGCTGTGGATCAACGTGTCGCCCGGCGCGACCGGCTCGGTGTGGTCGGGTACCGCAGGCGCGAACCCGTGGGCGCAGGTGCTCGCGAACGGGGCCGAGAGCGGCGGCACCGACCCTGAGATCACCGAGCCCGACGCGCTCACGTGGATCGACGGCGAGGGCGACCCGCGCGTGCGCGCGTGGCTCGACGGCGACGACTGGCGGATCGACGTGCACGGCGAGGCCGGCGCGCTCGTCGGGACCTGGTCGTTCGACACGCTGACCGGCGACCTCGACGCGGGCGCGAACAATATCGCGAACGCGGGCACGTACAACGGCGTCACCGTCGAGGCGCACGGCTCGCGGCATGCGGCTGCAGGTGCGGACCCGGTCACGCTCGCGGCGGACTCGCGCGTGCTCGGCCGAGCCGCGGGCGCTGGCGCCGGCGCGGTGCAAGAGCTGACCGGCGATCAGCTGGGCGCGATCCTCGACGCCGCGGCGGAGTACGTCCGGCGCGACGGGACGCTCGCGCTGACCGCACCGTGGGACGCGGGCGCGTTCACGATCACGGCGGACGGCCTTGTGATCGACGGCGCTGCGCCGCGCATCACGATCGGCGACTACACCGCGCCCGGCTTCCTCGATTTCGACAAGCCCGCCGCGTCCGAGATGGCGATCGCGTGGCACTCGAACGATGCGGGGCCCGCCACGCGGTGGGAGGATGCTCTCATTTCGGACGAGTCTCGCCGGTTTCGCGCGTACGACAGCGCGAGCGCCCTCCTGCACCAGACGATCATCGACAATGCGACGCACCTGTGGACGTATCCGGCGAGCGCGATCTACAGCAGCGCGTCGCCGAGTGTGCAGGTCGGCAACGGCGCCGGCTCGCCGCAGGTTCTGTCGGGCAAGAGCGATGCGGGTCAAGCGTCGTTCCCGTTCTACTCGAACAGCCTGCTTCGTGGACAGTTCACGTTCGAGAGCGACGAGTCCTTTCGCTGGCGGCTCTACAGCGTCGCTGAGGTGTTGGAGTTCACGACGACCTACGCGACCGGAACCGGACGATGGACCTTCCCATCGCAGATCGTGATCGCGGCCCCTGCGGCGCTGCTCTACGTCGGCAGCGACGGCGGCACGCCCGAGGTGTGGATCGCCAAGGCGGAGGCGAGCGAAGGTCGGCTCAACTGGGCGAGCGTCGGCGTCGCGCGCTTCCAAGGAGCGCTCACCGCGACAGAAGATCACGAGTGGCGCACGTTCAGTGCTGCCGCTGCACTCCTCTCGACCACGACGGTCGACAACGCTACAGGCTCCTGGCACTTCCCCGAGGATCTCTTTCAGAACAGCGCGACGGCCTATTTCGAGATGGGCTACTCGAACGCTCAGCCTGTCCGAGCGATGCTCAAGGCCGACGCGAGCACCGCCTACGACTCGTGGCTCAACGGCGTCGGATTTACGCCGGTGTGGAGCGCGTGGCTTTTTGCGAGCGACGAGGATCTCATGGCCGAGCGTACGGGCGTCAACGTTCCGCTCCGCTTCGACGCCGCAACTCAGCTTACGACGCTCGCAGACGCGACGGTAGCCAAGTCCAGCCCGAGCGTGGTCTCCACCGTCGGCGACGGTACCGGCACG